GAAGTTATCAGGTTACACATTTATAATAAATCAATTCTATGATATTCTGATTTCAGTAATCCCATTAAGATATAATCATAATATCGTCCATTTTTAAAAAGTCCCTGTCTATGCCGCCCTTCTTCTTCAAAACCTAATTGTTGATAAATATGAAAAGCTCTTTTATTATATTCTGCAACTAATAGCCATATTCGATTGTATCTAGTAAATAATAAATCGATTAATTGCTTATAAATAAATTTTGCTAATCCCTTTCCTCGAAAGTTTTTTTCAATATCCATTCCAACACAAATGGAATAATTATGAAGATCAATATTATCTAATCTAATTAGTCCTATTCGTTCTTGCTTTTCATTTTCAACTACCCATCGTTCTGATGTTTTACTTTCATTAAGTTTATACCACCATTTGGTTTGTTGTTCTATACTAACAATAGTAGGATCAGTTAAATTATCAAGAACTTCTGGATCATTATGAAGGCAACGTGCCCATTCTAAATCTCTTTGTTGTAAAAGTCTAAAATTAAATATCATTAAAAATTCCATTTTTTTCCAGAAAATTACGTAATTCTTCTTTGTTCATTAGAACATCTGGATCATTACTAGTGTATTCTTTTGTAATGTCGTTATATTTAATAACACTCAATATATCATCGATAATAAATACCTCGTCACTTTTGCGAGTTCGTCTAGTTTCCTCTATTGAAATAAGACTTTCATGTAATTTTTCGCCTGGACGAATAGACGTTGATTGAATAAATGATTTATCTTTTTTAAATACTTCGCAAAAAATTTCAAGAATATCCGCGATTTTCGCTGAACGAATGATTGGAATAAATAATTGACCTCCTTGATTATCAAGAAGTGCTCGTTTAATAAGAGCAACAGACTCATCAAGTGTTAAAAAAAAACGAGTCATTTCTGGATGAGTTAAATATACTGGCTGATCATTTCTAAATCGTTCTTTAATAATCGGAATAAGAGAACCACGAGATTCAAGAACATTGCCATAACGTACCGCATTACAAATTAATTCAGAAGAATTAGCTCGTAAATGGACTCTTTCTTGAAGTGCTTTTGCCATACCATAGGCATTTACGGGACTTGTCGCCTTATCTGTTGAAATTGATAATACTTTTAATGGCTTATCGATAAATAAAGAATAATGACGCGCCGCATGAATTAGATTATCTGTTCCAAGTAAATTTGTTTTAACTCCTTCCATTGGAACTTCTTCAACTTCAGGAACATTTTTTAAAGCAGCTGCATTAATAATAACATCTGGTTGTACTCTTAGAATGCAATTAATTAACGCATCTCTATCTCTAATGTCTCCAATATACGAATGAACAGTTGGATACATCTTTTTTATATTAACATGTTTACTTTCATCTCTCGACATAACAGAGATATCGTGATTGTCTTTTAATAAATGTCCTATAAGGACTTTACCAAGACTTCCAGTTCCTCCAACTATAAGATAGTTCATTATTGATTTCCAAAAATTTTATAATTTTTTAACCATTCAATGGTTTTATCAAGTCCTTCTGATAATGGTACAAAATTAGTCCAACCAAGTGCCTTTAATTTACTGGCATCTAGATATTGTTCTTCGATTTCATCGAAATCTTTTTCCAAAATTTCAACAGAAAGGGCGGGATTTATTTTATCTTTAAGCATTGTTATAACATCTAAAATCTTATAAGGTCTATTATCTCCTACATTATAGGCTTCACCAGGTACTCCTTTTTCTAATAAAACTTCATAAGCGTTAACAATATTATCTATATAGATAAACTCTCTTTTGTAATTAGCTACTCCAGAATATAAGGTTGCATTTTCTCCTTTTAAAAGTTTAAGTACATTATTAGGAATCAATCGTGATAAGTTCAAATCGCCTTTCCCGTAGAGATTTCCTGCGCGTACAATGCAAACTGGCAAATCATATGTTAAGGCATATGATCTTGCAATGGAATCCTGACAAAGCTTTGAAGTGCAATATGAATCAGCAGCAACTAAAGGAGTATCTTCTTTATATGGAACAGGAGCTGCTCCATATGATTTGTCCGAAGTCATGCATATAATTTTATTGGGTTTTTTCTTTAAAATTCTAATACTTTCAAGTAAGTTTAAAGTTCCAACAACGTTAGTCATATACGCAGTATAAGGATCATTATTGCAAATTCGAACAATAGGTTGTGCTGCTAAATGCAGCACTTCGTCTATTTCATATTTGGAAAGAATATATTGTATACAGTCTTTATCTCGAATATCTCCATTAACAATGGAACATTTATTTAAAATTTCTGGTCGCGTTTTGAGATTTCTATCTTTAACAAGTCCAACTATGTGATAACCTTTTTTAAGAAAGTATTCGGCTGATGCAGAACCCACAAAACCTGAAATGCCTGTTATTAGCAGATTCTTCATTCTTATTCTTTTACTTTCTTTTTAGAAGTACCTTTTTGAGCTTTGAAATAATAACTACACATTTTCGTATCAGTTTTATTAACTGATGGAGTTTCTTCTATCTCGATTTTTTGTAATCCGGCTTTTTTCAATAAAGCTTTCATTTTTTTAGGTTCAAGAAAGACAACTTCTGGATCATCAACAGCGTGAACTGCACCTGGAATTGGCACTGTACCTACTAACCAACCATTTTCGGTTAATAAAGAAGCCATTTGTTTTAGTGCTAATTCTGCATCTTTGGCATGTTCTAACATTTCACAGCAAGTAATTAAATCATAGCAACTTAATTGTTCTTTTGGATCTAAAATATTATCAACTCTCCATGAAAATTCTGTTCTATCTTGCATTCCATAATCTTTTGCTTCTAGTAAATTGAGAACTTCTACCTGTTTACCTTCTTCTACGCAAGCTAATGCCAGAAATCCTTCGCCCCCAACATCTAAAACTGACTTAACTTGTGAAAAAAAATCTTCTTCTAATACCCTTTGATGACGCCAGAGGAGAAGTAATTTTCCATCTTCTTTTCTTTGTAATTCATTCCATCTAAATTCCATTATAATACTCCTTAATCCTTTTTGGATGTGGTCCTTTGTATTTTATTTCTTTAACGATTTCATTATAGGAAAAATTTTTAAAAGAGTCAACAATTTCTTTTTCATGAAACATTTTATCTAATTGTCTTACTCTTTGAGTAATTTCTTCTTCTGTTCCCATTCTTGAATAATGAAATATTGGATAATTAGTTCTCCATACTTCTCCTTCTTTGCGTATTAGGAACATTCCATCCCCGCCGACTTGATGAGTTCCTTTTTTGAAAATGCGTCCTAAATATAATTCTTTTGAAAAATCGCGGGTTTGTAAATCTTTCCAGAAATAAGTACGCCATAATTCAATTTGAGAATAAGCTCTTTCTAGTCCAGATAATAAATCTCTAATTGGTTCAATATCTTTTTCATGTAAGAATTCATCAGCTTGTAAATAGATAATCCAATCTCCAGTAACTTGTTCAAGACAAATGTTTGCTTGTTTGGCTAGTTCAGAACCATTACCAGTATTTTTAAAATTCCAAGTAGTAAAAATTAAGAAAAGATTATTATATTGATGATATAGTTTTTCAACTTCCTCGATAGTTTCGTCATCGCTATTTAAATCTACATTTAAGATTACTTCATCTACTTGTTCACACAAATTAGCTATACATTCTTTGTATGGATACTTTAGTTTTTCTCCAGAACTAATAAGTGTAATTGCTGACAGTTTCATAAGACTTTCCCGCCCTCTACGGAAACGCCTGCTTTTTCAGAAAGGCGGGTATATAATTTCTGTCTTTCTTTTAATCTTTCGGGAGATTTAAAAACATCATGAAAATGATGAATAATTGGTCCGTCTAAAACGTGCGTTACAGTTGCTCCGTCAAAAAATTCGTGTAATTCTCTTTTCCAAGAATAATTAATATTATTTTTAAATAATCGAACTTGAAGATCTGGAAATGCTTCAATTTCCAATTGTTTCGTTTTTTCTAAATTTGCCCATCTTTTTCTTGGAAAAGCATAAGCATCATTTTTTTCTATAGAAGTTAAAAACTCTAATAAGTTTCCATTTTCTAAAGTTTCATCACAATCTAACATTAACGTATAATCGCATCTTGATAAATGCGATGTAATGGTTCTAATTTTTCCAAAATCAGAAAAACCTATTTCATAAATACGCGCATTATAACTCTTGGCTATATCGATCGAGGCATCTGTACTGCCTGTATCAATATATACGATTTCATCAATATAGTCCTTTACAGATTCTATCATGTAACCAAGACAGTTTTCTTCGTTTTTACCAAACGTGCATAAGCTAATTGTTTTCATTTTAAAGCTACTAAAGTTACATTATGACTTATAGGAATTTCATTTTCACCATAAATTCGTTGAATAATTTCTGAAAATCCTACACCTCTTAATAGTCCTTCGAGAGAATCTCCTGTAAAACCTGCTGAATGAAAATTATATATATAATCTTGTCCTCCATAAATAAGACGTTGTGCTTCGAAAACTGGCAATTCTTGATGAATTAATTTTTGAGAAATTAATTTCAAATCTGGCACTCTAATAATTATCTTCCCTTTTGATTTTAGTTTAGAAAACCAATGATGTAAGATTTTAGAAGTTTGTGTAAAAGAAAAATGTTCAAGGACGTCATATGCTAAAATTTCTTCAATAGAGTCATCTGGAATAAAATACAGATTTGCAATATCTGCTTGAATATCTAAATCTTCGAAATCTAATATATCAATATCTAGAAAATTTTCTCTAAAATCTTTATTACTTCCTAAATTTAATTTAGGTTGTTCTACTAACAATCTTTTAAAAAACTCAGAAGGCTGTTGATTATTTAGGAAATTAAACTTTGCCATTTTACTTTTTTCTTACTTGTTCTAAAACTTGTTTAAATTGATTACCAACTACTTCATATGAAAAATTCTTGTGTATAAATTCTTTTCCTTGGAATCCAATTTGCTTTGCTTCTTGTTGATGTTCAAAACAATACCGCATTTTTTCTTTGGCGTCAATGATATTTATATCTGCCCAGTTGTCAGTTCCTTTGTAGTTTTCCCAAGGCATTCCAAACACTGGAGTCAATTGATAGGCAATAGGAAAACCAGTATCTTTAGTTAAAAAGTCAGTTGAACCACCATAGTTTGTTGCAATAACAGGATTGCCTGCAAGCATAGCTTCTGCCATTGATAAACCGAACCCTTCAGATGCATGAAAAGAAAGACAACAATTTCCTCTTCGATGAAGTTGAATCATTTGTTGACGAGAAAGCATTTCGGAAACGAGAAGGATTTTAGGATAAGAGGGAAGATAAAGTTTAGCTTTTACATCTTGAATTGCTTGTTTTAATTTTTCTTTTTCTGTTTGAGAACCTGGAGTTGTTAAATAGGTTTTAACAATAAGTGCGACTTTTTCTTCTTGTTTAAATTCTGTTAAATATGCTTTTAATGTTGATAAAAAGTTTTTTCTTACAGTCCATTGACTAATTGCATAAAAAACATAATCATCTGGATTGAGATGTTGAAGAGTTAAAGGATTTTCAGTAATTAGTTTATCGTCAAAAGTATGAGGAATACGATGAATAGGAATAGTCACTCCTGAACTTTTAAATACTTCTACATTATAAGAACAGGGAACTATAACTGCATCTAACTCATTAATTTCAGTAACCCAACTTTTAGGTAAACTTGAAGTTTCCCAAGTCGTAAATCCAATATTTATTTTTGATTTATTAATATATTTTTTAAAAACAGGCGGGGTCGTATGAATAAGATTTATATCTCCAGTAGGATTTTGAACAGCAAGTTTCTTGATTTTATTTCCTAATGATCCTAAATCTAACTTGAAGTTTTCAAAACTAATAGGAACAGTTTCAATATTAACACCAACAGATAACAGAGCTGCTACATAATTTCTTGCTGCTTCTGCGTATCCAGAGACATCAGCTAATGCCGAGATATAACTTACTTTCATAGCATTTCTCCTAATACCATAGACTTGATATACTCGTCTGAATTCATTAGTGTCTTTTCTATAACATCTTCCCATTGCTTATGAATAATAGACCAGTCGTTTGCTTCAATCCATTTACGTGCTGTGATAACTTTTGGATCATCGTGTTTCCAACCATTATTATATACTTTTAACATCTGTTCTACTATATCAGAAATCAAACCAATCTTGCGGAGGCCAGAAAGATCTATATACGTCTGCTCTTTAGTTGGATACAAATATCCTCTTTTGGTTCCAAAAAATTCTGGTCTAACAGAATCATCTGGTCCGACAAATGGAATTCCACAAGCCATTGCTTGAAGATCTCCTAGTCCAGCTCCTTCGCCTACAGAAGTCGTGAGAAATAAATCTCCACAATTCATTAGTTGATTTAAGGTTTCATCTGGATATCCATTAGTAGGAGAATAATTTGGAGGAAAGAAAACATCTTTATTTAATTTTAAATCTAGATGTTCCATGCATTCTAATAGATTGATTCCTCTATCTATTGGATTTGTATGCAGATATAGAAAAGACTTTGGTACTTTTTTTCGAAATTCTGCAAAAGCCAATAGGGTTCTAAAGAGTTGTTTTCTCATCGTATTTCGATTTACATTCACAATAAGATAGTCATTTTCTTCTAAAGAAAAAAGTTCTTTTTTTAATTTTGCAATTATAGATTTACTGTATGGAAAGTATTTTGAAGTATTGACCCCATGATGAATGATTTTGATTTTATCTTTTAATTCAGGTAATACTTTTATAGTTTCCTCATATCCGTATTTAGCATAAGCAATTGACATATCTGCGAATTCAATCATACTGCAATGTTCTTTTTTAAGTCTACAATCTACTGGGTAATAATAGATTATTTTAGGAATCTTTTTATTACTTTCCCGCCTTTTTGCAAAAATTTCTTTTAAACCTTCGGTAGCTTTGGCTGCTATAAATGAATCATTTATAATCCAAATTAAATCATAATCATTTTTATGCACAGAATCTAAGAACATCTGTGTTCCATAAGGGTCTTGAGGATTTCCTAATTTGGCAGGAACTAACTGCCAAGGACAATCTTTTGTATCAAAAAATGCTCCATGATAATTGATAGCAATCTGATTGATATCGTATTTTTCTGTTTGATGCAAAGGTTGCCAAATATTTTTACAGACCAATCCATAACCTGTAAATGTAATTGGAGCATCAGCCCATAAAAGAACCTTAAGTTTATTTTGCATGATTTTTCTTCCTAAACCAAATCTGTTGAAATAATAGATTGATTTTTTACTGGAATTGAATTTAATTTCTCCATTACTGCTTTTACGATATCTTCAACTTTGATTCTTTTCCAGCAGATATCTCCAAATGGACAAGCCTCATACCAGTGAGGATGCCCATTTAAACCTTCTCCTCCCCAAATTGCTTTAGCATTCGGATAGTAATTTACTCTTGCTCTTGGGTCTGTTGGGGCAAACAATGCAACAGTTGGAATATTTAATGCTCCTGCTGCATGTAATAAGGCAGAATCTGGACACAGTAATAAATTAATTTGGGTCAAAATAGCTGATAACTCTCTGATATCTTTCCCTTTTACAGTATGTAAATTTGCAATATTTTTAAATGAAGAGGCGGTATTAGAATCCGAATCATGAGTAATAAGTAATAATTTCATATTTAAACTGGATAATTGTTTTAAACTATCTAATACAACTTGTTTATCTAACGAACGAGTAGTGGATGAAGAAAATAGATTTATCATGATAATAGTTTGCATGACAGGATTTAATCCTAAACTATTTAAGAAAGCATTGGCTTCTGTTTTTTCTTCTTCTGTTACTGTATAGGTTAAAGATGTATCTGCTAAGGGATATACTCCCGCGTGTTGCGCAAATAAATCGATTCTATTAACAGGAGGAGCCATTGGTTTTTCGTGAGCAATAGCGGGACAGTGTAAATTCACAACTGCATCATAATCTTCTTCGTTTAAATTTTCTCTATCAATAACTTTTTCAATATAAGGATTATCTTGAAGGACTTTAAGTAATGCTCCATCTAAATATTTCGGATTGGTAGCATAAGTAATTGAAATATTTCCATGAAATTTTTGATATAAAGCTCGAATAGTTGGAGTTGTCATTAAAACATCTCCAATTCCTTCTCCTCTAATGACACAGATAGAAGGATGTTGAGTTTTAATCAATGCTTCAATTTGTTTAATTCTTTTTGGAGGATGAAGATTTGCTTGTGAAACTGAAAAAGTTTTTAATCTATTGTCGGACACTAGCACTCCATTCTCGTTTAAACGAAGTTTTGCCATTCAAAAGTATTGTATATTCTTTTTTAAAAAAAAGAAAGAGAAATTAACTAACGAATAAGTCCCAATTTCCTGATACTGTGACTAATTCAATATCTTTAATTGGAAAGCGTCTATTTACTTCACGAGTAGTATTGGTTTCGACAATGAAATCTCCAGTACTTCCACCGGCAACTTTATATTCTTGACCACTGGCTAAATTCAATGCATATTCGGCATGAAGAGAGTCATTTTGACGACGAGGATAGACTGTTTGATAAACATTGAATCTAACTTTTAGAGAACCTCCGACTGCTCGGATAGTTGCTTGAGAGGCATATTTGCCAAGAGAGTCCTGTACCATAAGAACATCTCCTTCAACTGCATCTGTATCTAAAAATTCCTGACTACGTAAACTAACAGGAATATTGCGGTCTACTTTCTTTGTGATTTTTGCCATTTAAATCTCCACTAAATGTAATTATACAACTGACCAGCTTCCTGTATAGTAAATAGCAATCCACTGATTTGCTGCAATATTTATTAACCTAACAGAACTCCCCACTGTAGTTGATTCGATATAGCCTGCTATTGCTGATGTATCTGCTCCAAGAGCTATTGTATCCCCCGCCAGTGCAGAAATACGTAATCCCGTCGCACTCGTAACATAAAAGAGATAACTTAACCCTTCTCCATCTGATCCAGATGGTAGAGTTAAAGTTGGCTTAACTATTCCAGAATTATAAAAAACAGTATCACTTTGAGTAGATAGAATGTTATCGGATGCAGTTTTAGCAACTGTAGTATATTGTTCTGAGGCTGCAACTTGTTCGTCTACGTAATCGTAAACTGCATTGAATTGTTCAAGACAAGTATTTGGACGAGAAAGAGTGGTATTGTAATAATCACTATTCAGAATAGCAGTCGCTGTATCATCTACGTATATAGTTTTTCCAGACAATCCCTCGGTAAAAGCATCAATATCTGTATCATCCGTTCCATCTGGAATAGTAGAAAGAAGTGGAATTAAAAAAGAATTCCATTCTGAAGATAACTGGCTTAAGTCTTGACCAATTTCAGTGAAAGAATCATTAATTTTGTCTGATGACAAACCTGCTCTTTTGCGCATATTGCGAAGCATATAAGAGAGAGTCAAACTACTTAATCTTGTATCTGCCACTTTTTACCTCAAAATTACCTTATAAGAATCAAGGATTGGAGTTACTAATTCATTACTTGTTTCTAATTCTGCTTTCAATCTTAGATAACGTAATCCAGTATAATTAACATTGGTTCCGTATAATTTTACCATAAACTGTTCATTCTGAAAGTCTGGATTACTTTCGTCTATTTTTGTTACAATAAAATAATCTCTATCAACTGCGTCAGTCCCATGTTCGCCTATTTCTAATGCATAATAACGATATCCATTTACAGGTACGTTATGAAACAAATCATAAATACTAACTTTCTTCATTATATATTCGGCAAATAAAGTAGTACCTATATAGACTTTTTCATCCTCTGCTGGATATCCAGCGTCATAACTATATCCTTCTATTAAAAGTTTATGATTATATGGATAAAGCGAATCAAACGACTGTAATTCTTCAATATCTGTTGCACCTATAGTTACATATTTCCAGTTGTTCTTATGCACTTTAACAGTATGTAACCCACTAGTTAAACTTGTTTTTCCAGTTAATACAGTTGCAGGAACAACGCCAGTATATGAACGATTATCTACTATCATAGGCTGACTTCCAATATAAAGTGTCAGACCTTCTTCTTGTGCAATATAGATGATACAACTGTAATAAGGTTCTTTAAAAGCCCATCCTCTTGAAACTCCTCTAACTAACGCAGTCTCAAGATTGAGATTTAAACCCTTTTCTCCTAAATTCCTATAAATAACGATATTATGTTCATCTAATTTCAATGGATTGCCTGTACCGCAAGCTAAACTATTAGCTGATAACTTGATTTGATAATTTAAAATTCGATCATTAGAGTTCATGAAATTATATCTAGGATAAATATTTTCTATTACTTCTTTAAAAATTGTATCAGTATTGTCAATTTGAATTAAACTATAATGAGTTCCATAATTAGTTTCTGTAAAATTTTGATATGTATTAAATACTTCTCCTGGCTGTAAATGAGATATTTCTCCACTTGTTGTTTCAAACGACGGTAATTCATTAAAAACTAAACGACTTGCGGCATCTAACGTATTGTGATTTTTAGGTGAAATTGGATGCCAAATTGCTGTTTCGGGATCTATAATAGAGTTCTCACTTACAGCTATTGCATATTGTATCGAAGTATCAACTTCAATACGTTCGCAAGTTTCTAAACTTACTTCGTTAAAATGTTGTAACTCTCCGCTTGCTACTGTTTCTTCGAACATTAATACATCTGACATAAAAATTTCAGGCGTATCTATAGTATAGATATCATTATATAAAACAATCTCTTTTAATCCAAACTCGAATATAAACGTTTTATCGGTAATACTGTCTGCCCCAATTTTTGTAAAATAAAATTTTAAATATTTCGCTTCGATTGTTTCACATTGGAACGTACAGATTGAACGCACTTCTTGAGTATATGTATTCGTGGGTAATTGAAAATAATTATAATTATCAACAGAATACATTGGAGTAATTTGAATAGTCGAGGACTTCGCTGAATCAATGAGAGATAAAAATATATGATTTAATTCAACTATCTCATCTCCTAATTTAATCCATAATTCTCCAGTAACAGGGATATTTTTAGACATAGATATTCTTGTCCACCAAGCAATCTGTTGTTGTTTAAATGGATTGATTAATTTACTATTTAAAGCATCAATTCTACTAACAAAATTAACAGTTGAACTTAATTTAAAAGATATATCTGTGTTTTCATTTAAATTGTCTAAATAAATTCTAGACGAAGAAGAAGGGGTTAACGATACAAAACTTGAGTTATAGTTATAGAAAGCAGTAGTATTATCATAATCTATATACGTGTTATCTGAAAGATTATCTAAAAATGTAAAATAGTAATCTTTCTTTTGCATCAAAGATCTTAATTCCGTAATTCTACTTTCTAAATCGATAATTTGTTTTTCTAACCCTTCGATTTCAAGTTGCCATTTATTAAACGCAGTTGTGGAATGTAGACCTAAAATTTCTAATTCTTTATAGAGTACTTCTAGATCTTGTTGAATAAAATCAAATGTATCATTCAATTTACTAGCAGAAGAAGTTTCATTCATTGCTATATGATAATCATTTGCAATAAATTGAGGTTTAGTTAAATCTAATGTATCGATATCATTTGTTATTTCTTCTTGAATAGTGTCGATATTAGAAGTTTCGCTATTTTCTAGTTTTTCTTTGACTAGCTTTTTTACTAATAAATTTTTATAAATTTCAGCAATACTCATTTTATATCAACCTATCTTTTGTAATCACTTTTATAATATAATCTTTTAACACTGGTGTAAAATAGTCTCTTAAAGATTCAATAGATTCTGCTGTTTCTCCCACATATTTATAATTTACTTGATAAAATAACTTTTGATCATCCAATTTATTAGATAATTTTTGATTTAAAATCTCATTAGCTTGAATTTCAATTTTGTTATCTTCTTGATTGTATACCCAGTCGGTTGATGGAATTAATCTTGCTATATCATATTCTAATCTATAATCTGTATACTGATATTTAGCAGATAAAATCCAGCTACCTGTTGGGATAGGACGTTGAGAGTAAACTATCCCTTTGTGGTAATCAACTGAATATAATCCTTGGTCAGGTTTTGGTTTAACTGCAGTAAAATACATTACTTTTGCATATTTTGCTATACTATCCCATTGATTAAAAGTTAAAGTCTTTTTAAGATACACCATTCCATACGTATTGCTATCAGGATCTCTATCTATGAAATAATGACCATCTAAAGTTGGAATATCATTGTCTGCAGTTTCAAAATACTCTCTAAAACTATCAGGAGTAAAATTAACTCCATATTGTGGATCTTCTAAAATCGGACTTTTTAATTGAAAGGCTATGATACCATCTACTGGAGTTACATATCCAATAGCTTGTAATTGCATTTTAACATTGAGTCCTAACTCTGTCTTACCGTCAATAAAATCGATTTCTTTTAAAAAAGGATCTTCATCGGCGTCAACTTCTGTTTCAGTCGATGCATCTCGTAAAAGAAATTCTAAACTTCCTTTTACGATATTAAAATGTTCTAATTCTCTGATATGGGTTGCGTTAGTTGCGCTAATTTCTTGATATTCTACCTGTGTAGTTTGCCACCCTTCTTCGGTAATAATAATTTCTTGCACTAATTCATTAGTATCGGTGAAATTCCATAACTTAGAGTCAATTACTTTTACAGGTTGATAAAGATAATCGATTGTAATAATTGTTCCATCTGGAATACCAGTATGAAGATACAATATTCCGTTTTCGCTATCTAATGACCAATCCGTATCTGTAACAAGTTCGTCAATGCCATTGATATAATTTTGTGGAGTTATGTATCCGTTTGCAATTAAACTGGTCGTTATGCGACTTGTATCAGTAATCAGACCATGCTGTAACAATATAGCAGTTTGTAATTCAGGAAGTTTTTCTATTATATATGCAGGTTCTTCGTAATATCTTAAAATTGTCCGATCTTTATTGCCTCCACATGGGAAAACTAATTTGGCATTATGCATATTTTGAACTGCAGATGGGAATAAATGCTCTTCTTCGAAATAAAAAGAAACTTCAGCATCATTAGGAGGACTCATTGTATTAAGTCCATTGCCAAAAGATAAAACTCCTGAAGATGCATCAAATGCAAAAAGTCGAAATTGGCTTGCTGTTGAATAATTTGCAGCATAATCTGATAACAGATTTTCTGTATGCGCCCATTCTTCGCCTCCTACGAAAACATGCATTTGTTCTCCTTGCGGAAGAAGACGAGTTTTATATTGATTCGGCGTACCACTGATTGTTGTTTTTTTAAATTCCCGAGGCAAAGTAAAAGGTATTCTATAAGCAGTTTTTCCTTTTCCAATGACATATTGATTATCTTTCTTGCCTCTGCTTCCGTAAAGAGCGTCTATAACTTGCATAGTTTGTGGAATTGGGAATTTATTTAATTCTAGTTCGATAGGAGTATCATCTGAAATAGAAAATAATTCTGTAAACGGAATTTGAGTTTTAGCGAAAAACGAAGAACCCTCTTTAAAAGCATCGTTATTGCGAGACAATAATGCTTTTAATCTTAACGAATAAACTGGAACAGAAGTTTGAATAGCAGTAGTTTCATAACTATTGTAATTCAATATATCGGCACTATTAGGTAAAATAGTATTCCAAGTCTGCCCATTATCAGGCGATATTAGATAATCTATTGTAACTAAATCCGAATTAATAACAGGATTTTGATTAACTTCTAAAGTAACTTTTTTAATTTCTTCTTCCATAGAGAATAAAATAGAAATCAATTCGCCTGCTTCTTTATAAGTGAAATTTCTTAAATCGATATCTCTAATTCCTATTGCGTATCTTAATTTTTCACCAGATGAAGTTTGAATTGGGTAGGATTGTTCTTGTCTAAAAACGCAATGAATAAACTTCACTTGTCTAGGAGTAAATGTGTAAAGTCCTTGTCCATTATATTTCGAAGAAGATGAAGATAAGATAAAGGTAGTATCTTCATTATCATCGATAAAATTTGAAATTGGGATATCTTCTTTAATACTTGTGAAAATTTTTCCATCTGTTGATATTTCAATTTTATCAATCTGAAGAACGGTTTTATTATTGAAATTATTTGGGTTAATTCTAATAAAGTTGATAATTTGTTCTTTATCTAGATTGATGGTTAAGTCTAAAATTAAAGGTTCAATATTTGTATCTGTTGTTGAAACGATTTTTTCATATTCAAACCAAGTGTCAGGATTATTATCTAATACATCTCGAATATTCCCGTGATAATCTGCATCCAATTCTTGATTATTTCCAATAATTCCTGTTGAATTTGAGTTTATAACTGGAGCATAACTTGTAGTTATTCGAGATTCTTTTTCTAGATCAACAGGCAAAGTAACAACGCCTTCGTCGTGATTCACATAGCAATACTCTGCTCTCGCAAGTTCAGATTCGATTTCAATTTTAGATAAGTCATTAAAACTATCGCTAAAATATTGAATATCTTTCGTCGAAATTTTCGAATACAAAATGTAATCAGATAGCAAAGACGCTATAGTTTTAAGACGAGCAGTTAACCGATTTGACTCAACTATACCTGTATTAAAATTATTCACTATTACAGATTCTAGGTTTTCTATTTCTGTGAATAGAATAGTTAAGTCTTTCAAAATATTATTAAAAACTTGATTATAATAATTGGGATCAGCGATATCCCCTGTAAGAAACACAGGCGCAGTAAAAATTGGTTTATTTAAAGTTTTAGCAAAGATAGTTAAAATACTTACAATTTCTTGCATTAACTGTTCTTTTGTTTGAAAATTACGAGGAGAATAACCTCCTGTTAGTTTATCAGCAAGAGACAGCAATTTTTCTTTAATTAGAGTACTTTTATTTTCAATTAAATATTTATTGCTCATTTAGATACCTTTAAACTTATCTTGTTCTATTTTTCCAAAAAATAGCTTGTAGTTATTTACTATAGGAGTTACGGATTGATTATTAAATGTTTGTCGCAATATAATCATTAAATAAAATCTATATTTGCGTATTTTAGGATTAAATTTTTCAATTCCAATGACGTTATTCCAGTTCCATCGAATTGACAAATCTCCAGCAAGATCTGAAACTGAGAATGGATTATAAGGAGGATCATAAAGAACAAAGCGAGGCAAGGCAACTGTACTTGATACTTGAAAAGTATTCCATAAAGTACAGATGTCGCTAAGTGTTGAATAGCCATCAGAATTTTTAATATCATAAATCCGAATGCGACTTAATTCTTTATTATCATTTGGCGGTTTATATTCTATAAGAAAAGAGTAGTCAGTTGGATAGGTTAAATTGATAGAATTTAATCGCAATACTGAGTTGCTTACTCTTGTAGCCAAAAACATATAATAACCATAAGACAGCAAACTGATGGGATTCCAAGTTAGAAAAATTAGATCTTCGAATATGGTTTTATTTAATGGTAGAATTCTAAAGATTAAATTAGATAGCTTATTGTCATGATCGTCTAGATCTTCTTTGACGATCCAATACTCTATATTCCCAAGATATTGTTGAGTAGTAGGTAGTAAGTTATTTTTGATTTCATTTTTGTCGTATAAAAATACTCCATCAGTTCCCTTTAAAGGTATTTGATAGTCAGTTTTTAATCCTATATTCATTACATCTTCTATTTCGAAGGGTTGACTTATATAACAAGTCTTAGGTTCATATTTTATAAATCCACATTTTATGGAAATAAAATTAAAAAGATATTTCCAGCCTTTGATAGTTTCTTCTTGAATGGTAATTTGTGGTAAAGCATTAGCATTTATGAAATTTGAACTAATATTATCTTTTAATAGCTTATATACGTTAGTTTCAATCGGTATATTGTTCCATTGAATTTCTTTTTCAAATTTATTTTCAAAATATGTTCCACTATAGTTTCTAAATTCAAGATAAATTCTTTGAGCTGAAACTGTTAAAAATCTAAATACTTCATGGGCAGTCAATCTTACGTCTGGAATAGAAATAGTCTGAATGACGTTATCATTATCTAAATATTTGATACTATATAGTCTCAAGTTATCTTTGCTTTCTGGAATTGACAATTCAAGAAAATTAATTGACTTAATACCTTCTAAACTTAATTCTAATACCAATGTTTTGTATTCTACACTATCTAAACTGATAATTTCTTTGCTTGCAAAAGTTTGGTCATCATTGTCTATCGCATTTTCTAATGGAAAATAAGTTGTATCAAATATTCCAATATCAATTTCATCGATATTTTCTATTACAGAAATGATATTAAAATAATTTTTAATTGCAGTTCTAAGTGTTAACTCTTTATCGTCTAAACCTAAATGAGCGATTTCTGTTTCAGGAAATTCTTTCCCAGTTTTGGGATCTATAAATAGACTTTTTGTTAATTCATTTTTTTGAAGTTGGTCATTTTTAGATGTGCCAAATACCGAAAATATTGCACTATCAAATCCATAAGTATTATTGGCAATAAACTCGTATACATCCATTTTCGTATTTAAAATAGCAAGATTATCCCGCAATTTTTTTAAAGTATTATTAACAATAATTTGATGATGAGCGGTTTGGACTACTTCTAAATTTTGGGCTTCATCAAAAACGACGGTTAAATCGTCTTCAACTCTATCAAGCATAAAATTATGAATTTCAGAATCTGTTTTCTGTTCTGGTTGCAAAATTTTCAGTGTTGGAGTTAAAGTGGCTTGAGTTAATTCTCTAACTAAAGAATCTAACTTTTGGGTAAACTCTTCTAATGAACGAATTTCTCCGTCATCTTTTTGCCTATTCAGAACTTTTAAAACCTGTTCTATTTGTTTAGGTTTTATTGTGTCTTTATATTTATCAATATAACTTGCCATTTTATTTAAGAGTTTTTACTTCAATTATCTTTTCTGTAGAATTTCGCATTGCTATCCATTCGTTATTTTCATTAAGATACGCTGGTTCAATTTTAATATAATATAAAGTATTTGCGAATAGATTGGTAAAAGAATAACTTTTACTTGTTAATTCTGAAATATTGAATTTAGTCCAAGGTCCATTATTTTTATCTGCTAAATAAACATTATATCTTACTTCGATAATATTGTTGTAAGTTTCCCATTGTAAATCAATTTGACTTAACGAAGGATTGACAACTGTGATATTTATATCCGCCCAATAAGTTCGAATTATTGGATAGATTCCTACAGCTATATGGTTACTAATTATTTCTTTTAATGCTTCATGACTAAAATTCCCCCCAAAATTTTCTAACAAATCGGCGGGTATTTCTACCAAAAAAGTGCCATTGCCAGGATAAGGAGTTCCATCCCAAAAACCAATGTCAGTATAATTGCTAATCTCTTGGTTTTTTAATAAAAGATTATCATGTTGAATAGAAGGTATTCCTCCTCCTCGAACTCTAACATCTTTATATTTTATAGTTTCAGGAGATCCAACTGGATTAAAAGTCACTTCTCCAAGAACTAAATGTTTAAAGGAATAACTATTCACACCTTCAACTGTAAATTCGTCTATATAGCATACTGCATTGGTTATATTTGATGGAATAGATGAATAATATAGAGATTTGTCACGAGTGTGACTAGGTAATGAAACTAATGTCGAGACACGTTGCGTAGTATTATCAAACTTAGCCCACGAAGAACGAATAATTTGACCATATTTATTAATAATAAAAAAAATCGGGATTTGATAATTATCATACAGCGTAGGTTCTACTGCTATAACGACCATTTGCTCTTTTAATTCTGGAATCATAAATGGATTAAAGTTTTCTATAGCGACTATTCCATCTTCGATATCTTGTATGAAATATTCACTATCTAGTCCTATAGCGTAATCTACATAAACTTGATCTGTATCAAATAATACAATTCCAGCTAATTGAATAATTCCATTAAATGTATCTATTGATTGGATGCCAGTTAAAGTTGCTGTATTCCATTTTTGATAAATACTACCATTGGTAGCAATAGTGCCTTCGATAGTGGAACTGTTTGTAAAAGCAGCAATTGCCTTGTTGTTGATATCATTGATTTCAATGTTAATTCTTCCGTTAGCCCAAGTTTCCTGATAGAACATCAGAGGAAAAGGAGTATATATCAAATTATTAGTTAGAATCGTTGCAGATTGCGAGCCTATATACTGTAAATCATAAACTATGCCTTCATATTTAAGTCCAGCCCTGAAAAATCCTCCTTTAGAACAATTAAGAAACCATGGGGCTGTATTGGGTTGCAAATCTATTGACTGTATTTGTAATGGGATAGCTAAAATTTTTATACTATAAAATTGCATAGTGCTAAATTCATAATAATTACCTACAAGAGGTACGTCTGTGCGATGGTACGTAGCCAATCTTCTTGCGCTTTCATACTGACTATCCTGATCTCCATAATAAGGATGACTATCCAAAAGATCAATATACGTAATATTCGATGTGTTAGTTTGTACTGTATATTGAATATAATACAATGTACATACTTGAGTAGATTTATCAAGATGATTGTATAAATTTAAATAAATAATGCCCTTATTCCAGTCAATCCATTGTTCGGTAAGTTGAATAGGTTGAAAATTTTGATCTAAGATTTGAATATCAATCAAAGAATTGCTTGCATCTATAGTGAGATCGCTATCGATATATGACCAGTCTTGAAAATCAACGCGAGTCAAATGATATGGATCAATTAAATGAAATCTAAAGAGTGGTAAACTATTTTGATCTTGATAAATTCCATCTGATGTCGCATATATCGATGTAAACAGTGCATTCTTAGCTGTCAAGTAAAATGCTATTGTCTGAAAAGTGCCTGTAGAAGTATTAATAAAAGAGGTATTTTCACTTAAATTCAAAGATTTATCGAAGATATTTAAAGTATTAACACTTGTTGATTCTTCATTTTCGATATAACTGATATTGACTGAATCTTTGGTTAATTCATTAGTAAATTCAGCTACTTCTCGTCGTCGAAAAATATTAACAAAAATATCGGTATCTTGAATAACAGTTGTCATGATTACAACTTAACCTTTATAAACCCATTTGAAGATTCATTATATAACGAATTGATATTTATATCTCTTAACTCAATGATATCTATTGTCTTTTCTGGTTCATATTCAAGTAATGCGGTTTTACAATACGCTGCACCAACTATATAAGAAGGTGCTGGTTCTAAACCTGAACCTCCTGCATTTAAACTTGTGTAATCTCCAAATAATACCAATCCTAGTATCTCATCTACTTTGTATTCTTTAGCAGGGCCAGGAGTGAAATTAGTTTCCAAATCAATCCGTGTCCATTCTTCTGGAGTATAAGTTCCAGAGTCTACCCAAACATCCATTCCACTTGTTAAATCAAGTGGAGAATATTTTGTATGATATTCTCCACTTTCGACTGCATATAAATATTCTAAATTAGAAAAAGAACTTTCATCTCCTATCCATTCAGAATAATTCTTATTTAAATAGGCGGTTAATCCTACTCCACTTTCTATAGCTCCAGTTAGCATAAATTCTGGATTAGTGATATCTATATTCGCTAATTCAAACAAATCTTCATTGTTGAAAGTACTTAATTCTTCTCCACTTGTATAAATTCCAGTAAATTCCGCCTTTTTTCGGAAATTTTGCGCAATCTCATATCGTTGCAAGTTATGATTCCAAGTGAAACTTCTAATCATAATTGGAACAGTTGGTTTTGGATTATAGATAAAATCTATATACTGAAGACCCGAATAAACGTTATTATGTCTAATAATTTCTGCTTGATAAGTGTCACTAAATAAGTAAGATTCTTGATTGTTTATATAATAATAACCGTGATTGATAAATGGGGTCCAATACTCTGTATTGTCAATAATTTGTTTTGTTACTCTTTCTAATTTTAGATCGTCATTATCGCCAATACCGCAAATGAAATCAGTTACTTGTAAACCAGATTCTGTAGCATCAAAGATTGATGGTATAAATTCTTCACTATCTAAATCTTCTGGTTGAGCCCATAAGTTTTCATCCCATTTCCATCCTGCTATTTTATTACCTGTACTAGGATGCTCTGTAGACGTATAGATCGAATCGAACCCAAAAGCGGTATTTTTATCCGCCTCCGTATTGAAAATTACGAATATAGTATCGATATTCTCAGTAATATAAGCCATTTAGGGTCCTAAAAATCCGTTATAAACGCTAAAAAGCTCATTTAAAAGTTCTGTTCCCAGAACTGTTGGTAAACTATTTTCAGTTGTTCCATCTAACTGTAGAACTTGTTGAAACATTTTTGTTTTAAAGTCGGTGGATTGTAAATTATGTAAAATTACAGGAGAAGATTTTATATAATAATCATCATCTCTGTATTTATATCTAATAAGAGAACCAGGTTCTGGCACTGAACCAGTATATAATATTCCGTTTACAGTATCAATATAATATTGATTTTGTTTAACCAATAATTCTGAAGTTGAAACTCTTTCTGTTAAATTTAAAGAACTAATAACTATAGTATTACTAATTAAATTTTGGTTGGCTAAAGAAATAATCCCGCCCGCTCCCGAAATACTTTCGCTTGGAACTAATATAGTGCTGGCTTGGTCATAGATTGTCATTGCTCTCAAGTTACCATTGATATTATTTTGAAGAACTGCTGTAAAATATCCAGTTGCGTTGATTTTCTCGACTAACTGCGTCAAAGTAAATGCGCCTTTTGAAACGTCAAATCTATCAAAAGTCTCAACTAATCCATTTTCGTCATCAGTGATATCGCTATAAACGTAACACTTAGTATTTTCAAACAAAACGGCGGGATTATTTCCCAATGAGACTTCACCATTCATAACAGGTTGTAATCTAATAACTTCAGCAATATTCAATCCTAATTCTCTTGTAATTCCGTAAATCAAACCTAAATAAGTAGAATTCGAACGATGAACAAACACATCTAAAAGACGTTGTTTGTATTCCATATTTCTTTCTTCTTCAAGGCGGGGAGTTCCAAGTAGTAATCCCAATGAGTCTAGCTCGTTGTGCACTTGCCAGGAAGAAGGAGTAAAACTTGTAGTGGCCATTTACACTGTAACCTTTAAATCTGTATAATTTTCTTTTAGATATATTACCTTGTTATTGTAATCAACTAAAGCAATATCTGTATGAAAATCAATACGATGGTAAAAATCGTCATCTGTTAATACCCACAATTGCTGGTCATTATCAAAATCAAGTCCAACAATGGGTTGGCTAATGATACTTGATAAGTCAAGAGTAACCAATGGATTTTTATATGTTACGACTCCTATTCTTTTGTCTGTTTGTTCTGTTTCATCAATAAATACTGTTTCAACATTAAATAACCATTCCCCGCGAATTGCGGGAGTTACTGTAAAATCTTCACCTAATAATCTCAATGTTTGAGTTGGAAAAAGCCAATCATCATCAGTATGAAAATATTCTGTTCCATCTGGGTCTGTCCACCATACTCTATACTTCAGAATTTCCTGTTCTATTCTCAAATGTAAAGGCCGAAATACAAAGTCTTCTCCTAATAAAATGTTTGTATAATCGAATTGTAATTGAACGTTTGCTCCACTTGTTTTATCTTTTAAGAATTCAAAATTTTCAATCATATCTTCTCTTGAATCATAACATAAAAGCTGTCCATCTGAAGTAACTGTCCAAATTCTATCTGTAAATGGTTGAACTGTTAAGTCTACTAAGTTTAATGTATTATCGTCTTCGTCTAATAGTTCCCAACTTTTTTTAACTTCCTTGTCGTCAAAACCCTGTATCAGTAAACGGAAATCATCTGATATATGACTGATATATTCAAGAGTAGAATTTCCTGCTATAGTAGTCCCTAAATCGAAAAACTCATCTATCTTCTTTTTACTATCTGCAAATCTGTTATTCCAAAATGACCAATAAGGTCCTTCATTGAAATCTCCAGAACGTAATTGAATTGTAGTTCCTGTATTCATATGTGAGATGTCAATTTTATTTATCCGCCGCCATTCTTTGAGAGATTTTTGCTTTTCATCCCAACCAAATGCGAACGTTTCTTCGTCTTCTGTTCCTTTACGAGTCACTCCTTCTATTCTGACTTGTGATCTTTCAATTCTATTGAGAGTTTCATTTTTACGAATATATGGAGTCCCATCAGCTACTTCAATCCAGAGACTTCCGCCTCCAGAAGATTCATCGGCTAAATGGTGGGTCATTTCTCCTGACCAGGTAACCTCATCATTAGACAATGTAAGTAAGACATATTCTCCACTTGCTACTTCGCCATAGGTAACTCGATTAGGTAATGAGTCATACCAAAAAGTTTTTAAATCATTATCTTCAGCTATATCGACATCTACATATCCCGATATAACATCATTGATTACTAAGCCTTGCAAAGTTGGAGCAACCTTCACTGGGTTGGTTGGGTCTGTTAAATCTAATGTAAAAGAAAAAGTTGAGGGTAATTCTACTTTGTAAGTCAAGTCGATTTCATCTAAATTAAAAGATGGAATGTATTGATTTCTCAACATTTTTTCTAATTGCTTGTCTAGTTCTTCAAGAGGTTGAGCAAGGACATTGAGAAAAGTGTATCCAATGCTTTGCTCATCTCGAATCTTCGCCCATTCGGGGAACGAAGCTGTCAGTTGTTTTGTTTTGTTAGAATTCTTCACAAATTCTTCTCGTTATACAATCCTCACGAGGATAGGCTGATCGCCTGCGTATGACAGCTCGACCGTTAATCTCTCATCGATAGCCGGATCGAAATCTCCAATAAGAGTATTTCGAACCTTATTGTCTGATAGTCTTGAACTTCTATAGATATATTTACTATCAAATGGATTGGTAGCAGTGCCCATATTTTTGATTTCCGCAGATGTAGACATTACTCTTTCAATTGCTTCGTTCTGAATAAATGATTCGCCGATATCGAGACTATTTATATAGTCAATTAGGTTATTAGTTACAGATTGAATTAGATTTGATTTTTCTGCATTGTTAAGTCTTTTATGTAAAGTTAAAGTGACAGTTAGAGATATACCAGTTTCTTTTGGTCCTCGAACATTGGCGAGAATTCCAAGAGACTTTGTATTGTCAACAATTTCCTGAACGGCGGCGATTAGTCCAGACGATACACTTGGAGTAGTAGATTTAATTAGTAATTCAAAGGAACCTACACCCTTGTGATAAGGAAGAATTACTACATCTGCCACTCCAGGAACAGATAAAGCCGCCAATCTGATAGAAGTTTGATTTGCCGCTTCTGATGATAGAATTTTATTGACTATACGATAGCGATAGTTTGCTTCTGGTTCTACATCTTGACCACTAACAACTTCTGCATCATTGGTGACTTTTAAAGTATCATTTGTATTATCTGTGTAATTGATAAAATCGTGGAAAATTAATTGTTTTTTACCAACATTATTAAAACTACCAGATGAATTTGCCTGAGCAGGAACAAAGGCTTCTGACGCACTTGCTGAAAGAACGACATTATATGGAATGGTATAGACTATACCTGAATTATCTGAACCTGTAGTAATTTTAGTTCCAGTTGTTAGAAGAATAGAATTCCCGCCGTTTATGTTTCCAAATGTCCCAGTATCTACATAAAAGCGAACTGTTTTATCAACGACTCCAACTTGTGCAGTTTGCGCACCCAAGCGAGAGACGTTTAGCAATTCTCCAATGAATTCAAGGTACTTTCCAGTTGCTCCATCTACGAATGCTTGAGCAATGTTGACATCGAACTTCTTGTAAGCGTTCCCCAATTGAGTTGATAATGTTTTCGAAATCGCGCGGGTTTTAGAACCAGGAGATGCACGAGTAAGATTCGTGTTATCAACTATATCAGTTAAAATTTCAGAAAACAAATTGCTTTCAGATAAAGCGAAAAGAGACATTATTTTTTACCTCAAAAAAGGATCTAACATTTTACTATATAAAATGATTATACTTGATTAATTATTAATATCAATTATAATAATCTTATGGAAACTAAAACACTTCACATAAGATTGAAAAGTAAGAACACTAAATCTCTTGTTAAGATGTCTAAAGATGTGAATTTTGTATGGAATTATATTAATGAATTAACTGCTAAATCTTGGAAACAAAGAAAAAAATGGTTAACTCATTACGATTTGCATCAATACACGGTTGGAACTTCTAAAGAACTAAGTATTGGAAGTGCAACTATTCAAGCTGTCAATGAAGATCATTTTATACGAAGGCAGCAAGTGAAACGTTCTAAATTAAAATGGAGAACTAACAAAAAACTTGGATGGATTCCTTTTAAAATAAAACAAGTATCTTTTAAAAATGGATTAATTAAATTCAATGGAACTAAATATAAAGTTTGGGATTCATATGGACTTAAAAACTACGAATTAAGAGCTGGCAATTTTTCACAAGATTCAAAAGGTAATTGGTTTTTAAATGTTGCTGTTAAATTTGAACCAACAAAATTAAATAAAACTAGATCTATTGGTATTGATTTAGGATTAAAAGCACTTGCTACCTTCTCAAATGGAGAAGTTTTTAGTGGTGGACATTGGTATCGTAATGAAGAAAAGAAATTAGCAATTGCTCAAAGAGCAAATAAAAAAGATAGAGTAAAACGTATTCATCTTAAAATAAAAAATAGGAGAAAAGATGCATTACATAAAGAGTCGCGGCGGTTAGTTAATAGTTATGGAAAAATAGCAGTTGGCAATGTAAATAGCCTCAAATTGGCACAAACAAGAATGGCTAAATCAGTTCTTGATGCTGGTTGGGGAATGTTCAAAACAATGCTTGAGTATAAAAGCCGTTGGGCATCAGCAGAGTTCAAAGTTGTCAATGAAAATTTCACTACTCAGACCTGTTCTAATTGCGGTTGCATTAGCGGTCCGAAAGGATTGAAGGGTCTTGAAATAAGACAATGGAAATGTTCTGATTGCAGAGTTGAACATCAAAGAGATGTCAATGCTGCTAAGAATATTGAAATTGTTGGGTTCGGGCATGAACCTCTTGTAGAAGGAAATGGAAATTCCTAATTTTTACTTGGATAGATCTTAACTTGTAAAGGGATCTGTCGTACTCGTATTAGAGAGAGTAAAGAAAATCGAATGCTCCATGGTGTCAAACACGAATGTTACGATTACGGGTTCTCCAAGAACTAATTTATTATTAGCAGTAGGAGTGCAACTTATTTTAATAAAAACGGCTAATTGATTTACATGAATAGGAACTACTCGAATATTTAAATCTTGAGTAGGAACTAATCCAATATTGACAATTCTTGAACGAATACGTTGTTCAATCTTTTTCCCCATTTCCCGAGTATTTGCTTCTCCAATAAATTCCGACAAATCAGCCGCAAAATTTGGATCGCTTTCCCAATCACCTTGTTCAGATTTTACTAAATCTCGAACTTGGTTAACAAGTGAACGCAACCAGTCGTCTGAAGTATCTGCCAGCGAACCAGTCGAATCTATTAAAAAATCTCCATCCCAGGAAAAATCTATATCATTGGCATCAAACAAACCCAAAATGTTCTCCTATTTATGTAATTAAAGCTAGTAAACTCGGTAGAACTTTTGCTACATATGCAAACATCGCTACAGGAGGGAAAGGAATTTCTTGAGGTATTGGAGTAACTATAGTGCCAGGAATCATTTTAATAAAATCATTCATTTGAATAAATAGTCCACCACTTCTGATATTTTCAGAAGTGGTCATGAAATTCACTGGACCAGCAATAGCAGTTCCAGTTTGGCCTACTGCTATAAAATTCTTTGTATTAGCTGCCATAATTGCAGTATCTTCTGATATTTGCATCCCTGCTTTTGCATTAGCACTTACACGCCATACTCTTGTTTTATTTGCCATGATATCCCTTTTTATACTGCTAATCCACCAGATAAAAGCATCCATGGACCAGTTTCAATTTCGTTAACTTCAATTTCTTTTTGTAAAAATGACGAATCCTCATCTCCTATAACTTCTATAATCGCCGTATTCGGTTTTATTTTACCACGCCAATATATTCTGACCAACAATCCAGGACGCAAAGCTCCATATAGTAAATGAATTTGACTTAAAGAATTTAACAATGGAAGGAATCCATCAGAAATTGCTTCTCCTAGAGTTTTATCTGCTTTTAGAAAATTTACTTTTACTTGATATGATTCTTCATGAACTTCGGCAATGACTCCATAACTAATACGTTCAATATCATCAGGAGGCTGACTAGCAATATTATTTAAACTAGTAAATCCTTGCTGAAGTGCATTTTTAGGAGCTGACGACTGATTGTTCATTAAAATTTAATATCTCCTTCGGATTTATCAAGCCAATTATTTGGATTAAATTTATCCATAAGATGTTCAAGATATTGAGAACTATAGTCTTTAAAGTCTTTCTTCCATTCACCGAAAGGTTGAAAAAAACCACCATCTGTCTTTCTATTAGGTAGTCCTCCAATCATTGGATGAGATTGTAAAACTAAGGGACTAAATCTAAATGGATGAGCTAACTGAGTTCGTGTAATTAATTTTTTAAATACAAAAGTCCCAATTAAAGCCAAAGGAGAATTATTAGTACCAGTGGACAAAGTATGTTCAGCTGAATTAAAAAACATAGCAGCTAATGGAGAGAGAGGAAGTAAAGGCAGAGTTGCAACATTGCCAGCAATTTTTAAACCAGTTAAAACATTATTAGTAACACCGATTTTTTTTAGTGCATATTCTGCGATATATCCCATTGCGTCACTTGTAGAAAGGGTAGAATGCTGATTAACATGTACTACCATATCGGGAGTTACTTCTGTTATAAATCCAGTTTCTTGAGAAAATTTATGAATTACCTGCTCAACTTCAATGGGCCCTACAAGATCATTATAGGTGTCGAAACAGTAGACAATATCAAATGGTTTAATTTTCGGATTGCCTATTAAAACAAGATTTCCTTTATAAGAATCTTTTAATGAATTAAAAAGCAAACTTAAACAATAATTTTTTGCAACCTCTTCACCAATACAATTTGGATATTGAACAGATAGTTCTCTGATATCTTCGTCAGGAATTGCCGCATCTGCTTTCAACGTAAACGTACTGGAACCATCAAAATCTAATTGACCAGTTTTTTCATTTGGATCAGCGGCACTTTTTCCATATTGAACGGTGGCTGTATTGAACGTATTGTGTCCAGAAGCGCTAATATTGTTATATACAATATGCATTCCAGACGTAGCAATATGATAATTTCGAAAAGGCTTAATGAATCCTCGATTGAGTCCATATTGTTTTTTTAGTAATTCAAAATAACGTTTTCTATACAAAGAATCTTCTTCTTTGCGAGCTAAGGCGTTAATTGGCTCAACATTGGCATCTCTTGACGCATCTCTTGCAGAAATTTCTGAATTATCTATTTGAGAATTTAAATTACTAGCAACAGTATCTTCTGTATAAGAAGAATCTCTTGCAAAATACAATTGATCTGGTACTCCAAAAAACATTGTAGATCTTGGTCCATCTTTCCCGTCATATGGAACAACAGAAGCAATATACGAAGGATGACGCAATGTCATTTCTTGAATGACATCCCATAAAGTAGTTTGATACATTGTATACTTATGAGAACCTATTATAGAATCAATAAAACCAATACCTGTATCTCCTTGAGGAGCAAAAATATTGTCATCTTGAGGAGCAGGAATAAATTTCCATCTTTTTGTTAACAAAGAGCGTTGAGTATTTCTTCCAAAATCTCCTCCTTCCCATCTGCCAAAATGGACAACTTCTGGAGAAGCTAAAACTTCTTCTAAAATTTTGAATGTTTTTCCATTTCCAGAGAACCATCCACCCCAACTTTTACTTTCGCCATGAATCGATTGAACTAATTCGATAGCAAAACTTTGACACACAATACTAACTAAATCATCTGTTTCTGAAAATTCCACATCGGTAATAATACCATTAAAGACTTTTTCTAATTCTTCAGGTGAATTGGAATAGCCTAAACGAAGTTGTATTTGGACTCCAGGTTGTAACATTAAAGATGCGATAGGATTCTCATTTAAAGTATTTACATCTGTTCTATTATTGAGATTTTCTCTTGAAGAAGATTGCGCATCTCTTGGTTTTGTTGGGTCATATGCAGATTGAAATTTTCTATTTGATAAAATACCTGATATGTTTGTCAATTCGAGTAACAATAAATCCGCCGCGATTTTTCTGCTTCTAATCAACTCGATAGATTTGACTGCTGAATAACTAAAAAAGTCATCAAAAGCATATCGTTTACGTTCTCCTAAATCTGACTCAATAAAATATAATTTAAAAGTAGGGTATGCTCGCATCATCGTATAACCCTGACTAGTATATATATCTTTCTGTAATTGATTTAAACTTTTAGTTAAAAGAGATTCATTGTTAGGGTCAATTGCTGCCCCAATAGAACTTATCTGTTCTGTATTTGTTACCATATCTGGTTGAAATTCCCAATGCCAAGGTTCAGGTCTTTTAAAGTTTTTCCCTGTGTTAATAAAACCATAATCTGGAGCATTCTTGTCGAGCCACATGTATACTGTGCTTTCAAAAGAATCTTCAACTTGAATATCTACTGCAAGTCCTTGATTATGTTTACTTTTACCAGGAGCTGCTGCTGGCGCAGGACGCTCTGTGATTTCTTCTTGATTGAATTTTGCTAATTCTACTAGATATTTTTCATACAATATTGCTTGATACTCATTGTCCCTATAGGCTGAATTAACAACTAAATTGATACCTTCTTGTCTTGCTTGTGCTGCCATAATTTTAAAATTAATAGCGGCATCTTTTTGCAAACTATGTCCTTGACTGTCAATTAATTGAGTTTCGATAGTCCCGTTAAAAACAATTTGAGAATTTGGTTGATTAATTGGTTTTAATACCTCTTCTGTATCAAAATTATGTTTTATTTCAGGAATACTCGAATTAACAGTTAAATTAATAGCTTGTCTCTCGTTAGTTAATACATTTTGAGAATTGTTGCTTAAACTAAATGCAGGTAATTCAATTATATCTTTACCATATGAAGATTCTTTAATTGCAGAGGTAATACTTCCTACTAATTGATTTGGTGCAAAAATTGTTGCTCTTTGTAAATGATTTCTATAAGACTGTCCTGCCTTTGTTTGAAATGCTTTTTCTAAACTTTTGTCTGCTAGTGGTTTGGCCATATCGGCAGTAATTTGTTTACTTCTTATATCTGTCAAAAGATTTGTTTCATAAACTTTTTTCATCCAATCACTTTCAGCTGGCTCCATCATTTCTCTGGCTTTGATAATTCCATCTGTAGCTCTTTTGACGATATCTGAAGGAACAATTTCATCAATAGTATCTGTCACTCTGTTGAAAAAATAAAAATCAGGATTTATCAATGAAGATAACGAGATATTCTTAAATCCCAAATCAGTAGTTTGAAATAATTGGTTTAATGCTTCAAAGGCTAAATTTAAATCATTATCCTTGGAAGAAGACAATAAGGATACTAAATTCTGTAAGGGAAAATCTGGATAACAATCAGTTCCACTATTTAATGCATTATTTGCAATTAAATCTGTAGCTTCTTTAAATTGAGGCAAATGTATTAAACCAGAATACAAAATTTTATCCAAAAAAGCGGAAGTAAATTGTTGCCATTCTGTAAATTTATCTTGCATAAAGGAAAGCAATAAATCTTGAGTTTGACTTGTTTGAGTCCCTGTTGTTTCTATATCATTTAATTGCTCTAGTTGTTCGCGAGAGAATTTTTGCAATTCATTTAGAGAACTTATTCTGCTATCGCTTAACTCGTCTCTTCGAGAATTTTTCTGAAAAACTGGATACATGTCTTCTTGAAGTTTACTGATACCTATAATTTCTTCATTAGTTAATCCAAAAAAATGATATAAAAAAGAACTTCCAGATTCAGTGTGTTTAAAAAATCTTTTTAATTGCAATAAGAAAGATTCTTTTTCTTGCAAATATTCAACTAATTCTTCTAAGAGAATAGAAAGATTTAAACCATATTCTTCGCAAAGTTTTTTAAAGACTTGATGATTATTATCATTTATCCCAATATATCGGTAATACGAAGATTTAGTTATTGCTATATTTGTAACAGAACCTGGTACTCCAGCAACTCCTGCAACAACGGCTACAGTTTGTCCAGTTGCTATTCTAATAGCTGCTTCTGAATTTAAAATAGCTTCTCCTTCGTCATTAAATTTAAAGACATTAGAGACTAATTGCAGATTTTTTTCTAGAATTTTTGCAATTTTGTTTCTTATATCGAAACTTGTAGTAAAACTTTGACCTTGTATAATTTGTTCACTTGTATTCTCATTTAATGAATCATCAAGGAAAACTAAAGTTCCAACAGATACACCTGGTTGACCAGGAACAGTTTGAATGCTTTTGCTTTCAATGATAAAATTTCGTAATCCACACATTCCAAGTAAATCATTAGTAATATGAATATTGCGATGACCTTGTGGAATAAATCTATTAGTTAAAGATTGTTGATTATAGATGTTAAGAATATTAGATAAAGTACGACTTCCTGCTTCTGAATCAGTTTGAAATGACAATGAAATTACTGCATCTGTAGAACCAATATGTTGAAAAGTTGGATAACTATAACCTAACATAGGAATAGTAGCTAATATATTTTCAAATGAAATATGAAGTCCTGTAACGACAATTCCAGCTTTTGCTAAATCAATTTCGTGATTTTTTTGAAGAAGTACCATTTCTTCTTCGGTAATTTTATTAAGTTCTGTTTCTTCAATCTCGTGGTCAGTTTTTAAAGTAGTTTGCAGTTTTACTGACTTTTGTTCTCCTCCAAGATATACAACTTTCCAATCTTTTTGGATTGTTGAAATAAAAGATGTAGGATCCTGAATTGAAGAATTTAATGACTGGATAATGTCATTTAAAGTAATATCTTGACTTTGTGAAGATTGATTTCCAAATAAATTTTGTAAAGTGGCGTTAGTTTCATTTGCTGCAAATCCAAGATTTAATAATTGATCTCGACCAATAACAAGATCAGGATTCGTATTTTGCAATTTTTCATATAACTCGTAATCATGTTTTAAAGCTTGATATTGTTTTTTAGAAATAACTTTATATTCATAAAATTGAAAATTAACATCTCCATTTAAACTTAACAGAGGATCGTATATAACCCGCTGTTGTTCTGCTAAATATAATAATCTATATGCACGAGAATCTTTAGGATCATTCACTTCATCTGGTAGAAAAATGTCTCGTTTAAAAGTAAAATTTTTCAGAAAAGGCGCATAGTTAAACCATGCAAAATGAAAAATTACATCTACTACGTTTACTTGGTCTGGAGAAGTAAATATCTCTAATTGTCGCAAAGCAAGCGCCATATTTTCCGACAAATCGCCGGATAAAATGTTATCCCTTAAATATTGATTTTCTACGTAACAAAATGGAGTAATTCTAAATTGAGAAACTAAATTTCTTAATTCATAAAAACTATTGGTAGGTAATCCACCTGATGTTGGAAATAAAACTAAATCTGCAAATTTACATTTTACAATTATCTCAATCTGAGAAAAACCAGATTTAACTTTAGTCGAAGAACGAGTACGCAGTGTCTGCCAAGTATTATTGTACAATTTATGCTGAATACTTATGCTTTCAGGTGGAATAGATAAGCAGATATCGTTCAACTGAAAGAAAGAAGTGTCTGTATTTAAATTAGACATAATTAACCAAGCAATTTATTTATCAAAACATGTTTATTTAAACGTTCGGAACGGTCGCTTATATTTATTGAACTATTAGAACCAGTCATATTAGAAACTAGCATTAGTTTATTTACAGTCCTATCTGAGGTTGCTCTAATTGATATTCTACCAGATTCAGGAGTCATAGCAATACGAGCATTCGGAGAACTAAACAAGTCTGGAGACGTAGGACTTCCTAATGGCTGAGAAGGAGCTATCTGGTCAGGAGATACTCTTGAACTTCCTTTATTAGGATTTAGATTTGGTTGAGTATTTAATCCAACAGCTGGCCCTATAGAATCTTTAGGAGAAGACAATGCCATTGCCAATCCAATGGCTCCTGCAAAACCAAATCCAACTTTTTTACTTGTTAATATTTTTTTACCAACAGCCATTAACTCATTAGCTCCAGCTATTGTTGCTGAAACCATTTTAAACATAGAACCAATACCTGTTGTTTTTTCTTGCAAGAATTCAGAACCTGCTGATAGATATCGTCTTAAAGTTGAAACTTTCATAGTAGATTGTCCACGCAATTGATTAAAAAATCGAGCTTCTCCACTTTCTTGAGCTTGAGTATAAGCTCCCATCATTTGATTTACTGTATCTTCAAGATCCATCCCTTTTAAAGTTATCGGAGTTTGGTCTTCTAAAGTTATATTTAAATCTCCTGTTAATAGTCTTTTTGTTATTGGTCCACTTGATTCCAACATACGATTGATAACATTGGTAAATGCAACAGGATCACGAGATTGCACTGATTGATGCATCGTTTGAAATAAACTTTCCATAGTTCTGTTAAGAACTTGACCTGTTGGTAGTTTTTTGCCTGATACAGGCACTTGTTCTGCAAATTCTAAAAGTGCTCTGGCGTTTACCGCAGTCTGTCTAGATAACTTACTATGAACTGCTGCTTTCATTGCAGTTAATTCATTTGATAATTTAGGCACCCAAGACTCAGTAGTTCCTAATTTCTCTGCATCTGCAATCATTTTATCTAATATAGTTTGTCCAACTTCGCCTTTAACTCCAAGACCCTTTGCTTGCATTAATTGTGTTCTGATCTGGTGTTGGATATAAGCTTGCTGATACTCCGAATTAGATGAAAGAGATGTGAAATGTTGATTGATATCTTTATTTAATTTTGGATTTAGAAGAAAAGCTGCAACTGTATCTCCATCATAATCTCCAGAAAGACCCAACATCGGACCAAGTTTAACTGGATTCAACTCTTCTTCTCCCTGAATTGCGATTTGAGTCAATCGAGATGGAACTGCAATTACTGGACCTTCGGCATTTTTCATCATTTGGAAATTTATTAATTGTTGAGAATAAGAACCAATTGCTGGATCTCGTCTGATCATGCCAGGAATAGTTCCACCTCTTTCTAAAATTTTCCGATTTCTTACTAAGGTTTCTGTGTCGTAAAGTCCAGTTTCTTTCATTTCCTCCATCATTTGATTTAGATATTCTGGACTAATTCCAACAGTATTGAGATTAGGAGGAGTATATCCAGCAATTGACGATACTGCGGTCAGGTATCTCGAACCAAGAACCTTGCCTCCGAATAAAGCTCCAGCTCCTTTTCCTAATGGAGCTTGTTGTTTGTGAACTCCTGAAATCAATTCTTCAAAAGACTGCTGAAGTTCTTCTTTGCTTATTTGTCCAACATCTTGGTATACAGTACCCGCCTTTCGCGCATAATCATGGTATAAACTTGATATATCTCCTCTGAAGGCTTCGCCCCCTGCTGTCTTATATCTCTCGAACCTTGAAGCTTCGGCAACTCCAGGAACGTATATATCTGGTATCCCAAACTTTCCAGTACGTAACCAGAAACTTCCTTTTTCTATTTGTTCTTGAAAAGCTTGAGATTCATAAATCTTGTTTATATTCGATAAATCCCAAATTTCTTCTCCTTTTCCTGGTTTTATTACTCCCGTCATTGAACGTAAAGATTTAGTCAAAGCTTCAAAAGTCTCAAATTGTTCTGGATTAGTAACCCGAAGTCTATTAAATAAATCTTCTGCAATTTGATCTCCCATAGGTCCAAATTGTCCTGCGGTTAGTTGTTCAAAAACGCGGGGTTCTAATGCTCCCAGTGTTCCTGCATTCCTTGAATGAGGACCTGCAAATACTGTTCTTGCTAATCCTCCAGAAATTCCAGAAAACAAAGACATTCTATGTGCTTGAGAGAGAGCTAATGATTCCATTTGCTGCTGTGCCCATTCTAATCCCATCGTATATGGAACAGAACCAAATGCTACGCCAAATTCTTCTGGATTAACTTTTAGTTTTTGAGTTGCTAATCTCATTAAATTAGCCACAAAATTCTCATGACTATATATATTTCCAGTCGTAGCTTGTTTACTTAACATATTTCCTATACCAACTGGATTCTCATAGAAACGTTTTTCCCAACCAGAAAGATTAGCTCCTTGATTAAATCTAATAACTATTGCTTCATGTAGCGCACCAAGCATTTGTTGATTATGAAGCTGTCTGTCTTTTTTGAGTATATCCATATTAATAACAGTTTGAAAACCTTGAGTTATCTGTGCATTTTGAGTCAATGGTGCAATTTCTTTTTGAACATTAAATTCATTAACAAACTTGCCCATTCCTTTAGTTCCGAAAGTTTTTTCTGCTTCTGAAAAATCATAAACTTCTTTATAACTTAATTGATAAAAAGCTCCTTTACCTTTAGTTGAAACTTGTTGTAATCCAAGAAGATTCATTCCTTTCTGATATCTATAGGCTTCTCCTTCTGTTGTCATTCCAAGAATTTCGCCTGGAGTAAATCGTCCTTCTCGAATTCTTTTTTCTAGATTAGGAGTGATACTTTTTAAATTACCAGAAAAACCAATTCTTTCAGATTGAAGCATTCTTCGAACTTCTGGATTTTCTGCAAACAAATGTTCGCCTTCTGCCATACCGAATTTTTGAAGTAAATCAGAATGACGTTCTGGATCTATATAAATTGCTTTCAATAAAGGAGACGAACCAACTCCCATATCTCTTTGCCATTGCACTGTTTCAAATTTACTTCTACCAAGATTTCTTATTGCTCTTGATGCATATTCGGTTGCCTTCCATTCTCTGTTCATTTGACGAGGCGAACGACTAAAATCAATTGCTTCTGGAGTAGGCAATAAGGCACGAGGATCATATGTACTATAGGTTGCTTCTGCTAAATTACCTGGAGAAGTAAAAGGAGTTAAATCTCTATTACTTCTTAATAATGCCATTCTTTCTTCTGAACCAGGAATTCTAAAAATTGATTGTTGATTTGCTTGATCTAATAATCTTAATCTAACAGCTCTACTTTTAATTCCTGTATAAGATTTCCAACCTTTTTGCCGTAAATTTGCAGGAATATTAGGTACAGCTTCAAGTTTACCAATATTTTCTTCATATATAGTATTGATTACTTTTTGAATATCATAACCAGATTGATATTTGCCTGACTGAATTGCGGGAATTAATGTCTTTTCTAATTCATAAAGCATAAATTCTGGAGCCGTATATGTCCCAATAAGTCCTTTTGTTGTTTTGTCAAATAATCGAGTTGATTGTCCAATTCTCGTAGAAGATTGAGTTAATCCTTCCACGACAGTTCCTTGAGATTGCAGTGGAACATTTACAGAAAATTTACCCTTTGGAGTATCGAAAGTTAAAAGATATTGTCCATGTCCAGTTTCTTTCCAGCCTTTTCGCGTATAAAATTTAGCTTTAACTAAACCTCCCAGTTCTTGTTGCATACGAGACACATAACCTTGTATCCCAGAAGGAAGTGCGCTAACTGCTACATCTTTCCCTGCTCCTACTCCAGCCATTGTTGCAGGTGCTGTAGTAAATTGAGGAAGTGTTTTAGTTAACGAATAATGAGAACGAAATGCATTAAAATTTCTTTTAAATTGAAAAACAGTACGTCCTATATACTTAGATTCATTACGTTGAATTGTTGCTTCAATTGCAGAATAAACATTAGTACCCGCCGCATTTTGTAAATTTGAAGTAAAAGAAAGAAGATTTTTAGACGAAGGCGAGACATTTTCTGCTGCTCTTAACCAAGCTTGTTTTGTTAATTCTGCTCCTTCTGGAGTTTGCATAAATTCCTTGTGCTGTTCAAGAAAAGCAAGATATTCGGTTTTGTTAGCAAATCCTGAAGGTTTAGCAACCGCTTGACTTGTTTCGATAAATGAATTTTTTGCTGTTTTTAAATCTCTACCTTTTCTATACGAAGCATATAATCCACCAGCGGTGCCTACTCTAATTGCGGCTTTTAAAAATGAATCTCCACTATTTGTTTCTTTTTTTGGCGGCGGCATATCTTAATCCAATGCTTTTAAAATCAATTTTTCTTTTTCTTTATCTCTATTTTGTTCTATATGAATATCTATAGAATTATTACTAGTTTTGTCTCTTCTAATAAATGTACTACCTTTGATTTCATTGGCAAGTAATACGTCATTGATTTGACTTTTTCTTTCTTCTATTGATAACTGGTTAGGTTTCATAATTGGAGCAATTACTTCTTCATTGATATACGACTTATAGGCAAGTTGTTTTTCTCTGGATTCCCATAAATTGTAATCATGAATATTTTTTCCATGTTCTTTGACGACTTTCATTTTGATATCTTCTAAATCAACCTGGGGAGTAAATCCTACCCAGTCTGACCCTGGAAGATTAGGAATTTTCGGCAATAGATAAATTCTTCTATACCAATCTCCGTAATTTTCATTATAAGAACGAGTTGCAGAATACTCTGCAAATAATTCTTTTGAAGATGGAAACCCTTCTGTTTTAGCTTCTCCATAAAATTGTTCTAATTCTTTATCCGCTTGTTTAAGTTGGTCTTGTGATAAAATACCCGCCTTTTGTGCTCTACGAATTTCGTCAGCTTCGGTTAACTTCCATCGAGCAAGATACAATCCTCTTTCATTTTCAGGAACCATTTTAAGAATTTTTGCACGCTCGTCATAAGTATCAGCTTTTTCAAATGCTCCAAGATAATCACGTTCTGCTCTTGGCAATGCTCGTAATAAGTCTCCATATCTACGTGTAAATGGATTTATGCCAAAAAGAGTTTGGTCTTTTTGAGTTTCAAATTCTTTTACAGCTTCTTCGTCTTTAGCTTGCCTTGCTATATTTGCAAGTCGTGAAGCTTTCATATATTTTAAAACATCAAAGTAACTTTCTATATCTCTCTTTTCGCGTATACCTGGACTTTCTCCTTCATAACCAAATGCATGAGAGACTGAACGAGCAAATGGGGCAAGAAAATCTTTTACAGGATGTTGCCAAAAGGCATTAGACTGACCGTACAATTGAGTTCTTTCATAGGATTCAATTGCTGAACGTTGATGAACTAATTTTGCTCCTGGAGATACTGGAGTTAATTGATCTAAAGCAGTTTCTGCATTATGACTTAATAATTCCCAATAACTTCCTATTGTATTTTTTAAAGTTGACTGATTAAAAGATATACCTTTCTTTTGTGTTTCATTTATTTCTGTTAATAATTGAGACGCATACTGTTTACCTGGGCTATCACTTAACCCGCCCATCTCATTGAGATATTGATATTCTTGAAATTGTTGTCCTTGTTTCTTTTCTTTTAATTGATCAGTTGCTTGAGTAAATAATTCTTCATCTCTTTCTGTCCAAGATTTCATTTTTCGGGCGCGCATTACTTCTAATTTAGCAGTTTTAAAAGCATCACTATATGGCGCAACATCAGAATTGTGAACAAGTCCTTGAGAAGTAACAAATCTATGAATATTGTTTATTCCATCAATAGCAATGTCATACCAGTCGCAATTAACTTGTTCTTCTATTTCTATTTTTGAAACTCTAACAAAACGAAAAGTTTCATTCTCAAAATTATATTTATTAGATTGAGACTCTTTATATTTTGGAATATAATTCAAATGAATTTTATCCATCTTAATTTTCTTTAAATCTCGTCTTTGGATATCAAAAGTGTAACCTTGTTGGCCAATATACTTTCCTTTTCTTAAATTAATAGCTCCATTTATATTTAACATTAGACCCATTAATCTTAAATTTTCAATTAAGCCTTTACAAACCGAAGTAGATCTACCATTGATAGTGCTTTGAGTACAAGCCATATATCCATCTCCATTAAAATGGCCATCGAAAATTCCTTGAACAAATTCTTTTGAATAATTTAAATAATCTAATTTAATATGATGAGTATATTGGGTATATCCAAAATTTTCTCCTAAAAATCTTGCTAGAAGCCTATTGCTAATGATAATTTGATAACTATTAGTGGTAGTTTCCCTAGTAGTATATGGAAGTTCTATTTGATTACAAAATTCTTCTACTTTTTTAGCTATCGTATTTTTTTCTTCGATGTTAAATGTAAAAGTTATTACAGTTGATCTAGAAATCCCTCCCTCTGCTAGATATAATCCAAAAATAAATCCTAAGTTGTAATTAACTTCTAAGTTAAAAGGTATAAAATTTTGAGAACCTTTTGCTTTGGCTGAATACACTCCTTTTATATATTGAATATTTACGTCATCTGTGTTGCAGTAGTCTCCTATACATAGATTTTTTTTATTCCCAAAAGAACTTTTAGGAAAAACTAAATAATCATTTTGTGTAATATTTTGCGCTTCTTTCTCAGTTATATTTCCAGATTTATCTGAAGTTAAAATTTTATGTTTCGCACTACAGATCAAAGGTTCGAAATTATAAAATGTATATAATTTATATTTATCATCTATTCTAGTATTATGAATTTTTGAAAGTATTGAATGATATTGGCCATCTTCTCCGATAACTTGATCTGTTTCAAGAATAGTTTGAATAGATTTCATTCCGCTATCTGTGATAACAAGAGTTTTAGCATCTAAACATAGAATTTTATAGCGATAGGCGGGTTTGTAATCTTCTGGAGCAACTCCTTCTAATTCTGGATATCTTGCTTCTATGCCAGGTCCAGGTAATCTCATTTCTCCAAATGGAATTTTGACCATAGGATCACCAGTTCTAAAATCTGGACTTTTATCTCCAGCTCCGGGCATCCACGTATTATGAGTAGCTATTAAAGATACACAAAAAGTATGGTCTCCTGCAACTTGGTGACCAATTACATAGGTATCTTTTTCTTCAGTTAAGACTTTTTTTACTTTGATATAGATGTATGAATTATCTGAATATTGTTTATTGTTATTTTGTTTAGGAGTATAGTCGAAAATTTGATATCCAATTTCTTTTGCTAAAATATTTGCATTTAAACCTGAAAGCGATATATGAAAACTTTCTTTTTCTTTAAAAACAGAATGAGTAATTGAAGGAGCAAAATGAAATACATCTATTACAAGGTTTCTAAATTGATAGGCTAAATTTTTAGAAGTTGTCTTTAGTTGACATCTAATTCTATTGCTTTTGGTTTTAAAATAACAACCATCCCCATCTATCAGTGCTTTAATTAGTGATTTTATGGCAATTTCAGGATTAGAATGATTAAGAATATTTTCAGTAATATATTTTTCCTTTGCATGACCTGGAGAGATATCTCTTAAAATATTAAAAAGAATAGGATTGGTAATCTGAAAATTTCTTCCTGTTCCTGTTATTGAGTCTTCTATTGAATATTTAATCTCGTATTTATTGAAAATATTTTTTATTCTTTCTTCCCATTTATCTTGTTTATGACCAGAAAGTTTAAAAGACTTATCTCTTAGCGAAAAAACAGAACCTTCTGTAATATAAACTCCAATAAGATAATAAAAATCTTCAATATCCCAATTTCTTAAAATTCTTTTATACGAAGATTTCCGATTACTATTTAATCTATAATTGCATATTTTGTATAATTTTGGATATTTATGTTTTATTTCTAATGGAATTTCTTTAATTTTAAATTTATACTTTTCTGCAATTTCATTTTCCATATAATTGGAAGATTGAATTCCATAATATAAATATTTGTCTGTTTTTGAGCAGTTTATATTGAGAAAATTTGAAATATCTATTTTGTACGTTGGTATTTCTTTTTCATAATTGCGAATAGGAAAGGCTACGTAATCTCCTTTTCTGATATCTTCAGCATTTTTGAAAATTAATTCATCAGTTAAAATAGGATGATTTGGAGAAAAATCTAATTTATGAAAATTATCTCCATACAGAGAGAGATGAACGACTTTGGATGTTGGGAATTTTCCTATATTTTCTACAAAAACTTCTTCTCCTTTATGAGAAATAAGTTTTTCTCCAATTTTTATATCTTCGGCTCTCTTGCATTTCCCATCTGCCATTAAAACTTCGGTATCTGGCAATAGACAAGGTTGAGTATTAGTAATTGGATTGTATAAATCTATACCTCTTCGACGATGCGGGAAAAAGCGTCTAATAGTCTCCGAGGTTCCGAAAATATCTCCAAGTTCTCTATCCCAGTAATTTCTCTCAGAACCCCCCATTCTTCTTGAAGTTTCCAATTGAGCAAACTGGTCAAACCAGTCTTGTGTTCCAGTTAATTTTTCTTTAATAGATGACTCTATGAAGCCCGGCAAACCCACCATCTCGGAGTTATGTACTACGCAGTCTTCGGCGTAGTAATGATGATTGTCTTCTATTTCTAAATCATAAAGAAAGTCGGTAGAAGGCAAGTTCTTAATTGATTTTATTTTTTTATATAAAATATAATAATCAGGATATTCTTCTAAAAAGCTTTCTGTAGATTTAGTTTTTCCAGTCGCAATATCTTTTGATAATTTAAATCCTGATTTGCCTAATTGTCTTAATTTAAATATTTCATTGCGATATAAATTAAATCCATAAGCATAGTATAATTTATCTGGAATACCATTAGTTTTTTCTACATAAGTTGTATTAACCTGTATCCCTAAACTAAAAAAGATATCTCGCAGTTGCTCTTGTAAAATTTGATTTGATTGATTGCAAGAGAGTTCTTTTTCCCTGATATGAAAATCTCCATCGATAAATCCATTAAGCAATCCTAATAAGAATTCTTTGTTTGAATTTAACAAAATAGAATTAATTTTTTTATGACTAGGGATTCCCAAAAGACTTCTCAATAGTTCAGCTAGAGAGGTATGATTTATAATCGCTTCAATTCCGTTTGTTAATTTTTGTTCTCCATCTTTTTTTACTATCCAACGTATTTCTTTTTCATTAAAAAAAAGATTCATTAAATCGAATAATTTTTTAAAATGAGAATCTAATTCATCTATATGAGCTGCGTAGCTAACTTGGTAAGCTCTTGGAGAACCTTCGGCTAAAGAATATCCACATAGCCATCCAAAATCCCAATTTAGCGGAATTGACAATGGCAGTGTTTTTGCATTTCTATCTATGTAGTCAGCTGAGTACTCATTACCCTTACGATGTATTTCAGTTCCTTTAAAATTGATATAATCATTTGATTTTCGAACAAACGACTTTTGTATTCGTCGATATATTTGATTATCGATAATTTCAAAATTGTCCATATTCAATATATCTGGGAGGTATAACTCTTTTTTGCTATCTTTCGCTTTTGGAATATATTGAATTAGATAATCCCATTTTTTTAATTCTTTAACAGGTATCCACTCTAATTGATATTTTTGATACAGTTTGTTTTTACATTTTTTGCATTTAGAACTTTCTCTACTTCCATTAGGTATACAATTATATGTTTTTGCAGAACAGAATTTCGGTTGCAAGGCTAAAACTATATGACTATCTGTAACTTTTAACTTTCTCCAATCTCCATAGACTTGAATTTCTTTTAATTGTTCATCTTCTGTTTGGCTATGTATAAATATATTTTTTACTCTTTTAGGCTGTTTTAATTGCCAAATTTCATCATTGATTTTAATTTCGTTAATTTTTTTATACGCTTTATCGGCCATTCTGATTGAAGTATCTTTTGTAAAACACATTCGATATATTTGTTCACCTGCTACTTGAGTAGGACTATATGGAGACACTGGTTTACCTGGTAATTGTTGTCCTATTTCAGTGTTTATTCTTTCTCCATATCTGGGTTGAGGGACTAAAAATTCCCCGCCTTTTCCCTGAAATTCTGATTCATGCATTGGGCGCGGAGGTTTAATGAGCCTTCCGATAGTTGCTCCGACTAATGGACCTATCAATGGTAAATCTTCTCCGAAAGTTCCGGTTAAACCATATGGCCGATCATAATAATGACGTAACTCCAGTTCGTAACTCGTTTCTTTTGCTAACCATTTAGAAATCGGGCTACGTTCATCTTCTTCAGGTCCCCATAATCCTCTTTCTGTTGCTCTCATTCTCATCCGAGGAAACCAATGAGGCAAAAATGTAATAGGTTTTTCCCCTTCAAATTTACTTCTGCCCATAAGCCATCCTCGGCCTTTTCGAATTGCAATTTCTTTTCTACCAGAATATAACGCTTCTAATTCATCAGGACGCTGAGATGGCATAAGTGCTCCAGGTAAAAATGGAGCAATCATTGCTAATCCAATAGACGCTCCCATTGCAGCACCTAGTTTACCTGGGGTTAACTTGCCCAATCCTTTATAGATTAAATTACCTGCTTTATCTGGAAATGCTATTTTCTTTATTAGATTATCTAATATTCCTCCGTTGGAATATAATCCGCCTTTTTTCGCAAAAATATTGCCTACTTGTTCAAGTAAAGGTCCAGATTTCCAAGAACTAATTGCTTCTTGTGCAGTTTCTCGGGCAGCAGCAGGAGTTAATCCTTGTCTAATAAGAGAAGCCATTTTAGTAGTTTTATAAGCATATAACCCTCCAATAGGAGCTAATGCTCCCATTATAGGAAATGCAGCTAATTTAGTTAACGAAGTAGATCCAGGTGCAATTTCTTCTTGTTTTTCTCGATAAGAGTGTAAACCTAATTTTTCTGCTATTTTAGAAATAGCAAGATTTGCTTTTATACCTACAGTAGCTCCTGCTACAGTTAAACCTTCATCCAAAACTGTATCATCTAATAATTCCGAGCGTCTTGCTGTCCAATCTAAAGTCTGATATCCAAGAGTTAAGGCAGTTAAACCAACTCCATATTTAAAACCAAGCTTGCCAAACATACGCAAACCGCCAGTTTCTTTTACTCCTAATTTAAATGGTTTGCCAAAAACAGATTTCCAAGAAGTTTGAAGTTTTCCAAAAGCCTCTTTTAAAATTGGAATATCAGATTGAGCATTTAGAAGACGATTAAATCTATCAACTTGTTCAGTCCCAATTGCACTTATGTAACGATATGACGATTGTAAACGAGATTGTCCTCCAATAACTTGAAACGCTTCTTTTTCAATTGAAGGATTGATCAATTCTGCTAATTCAGGGCGAGGTTGAATATTAGCAAAAAAATGTTCAAGTGGAACGTTGCTCTGTAATCCTAAATTTCTTGCATATGCTGCTCCAATTCTTTGAGCAGTTCCATGACCAGCAGAAAGCAACATACTGGAATAACGTAATGCAAGTTCATTCCCAGTTCCCCAATGTAATTTCCCACCTCGAAAAGTTACTCCTTGTTGATATAATTTAAATTTAGTATCAGAACCTCCAATTAATCGCGAAAGATATTCTAAATAAGTCGGATTATTCGCTAATAATTCTGGCGTAATATGATAATTAGCCTTTTTAACTGTAGAAGATAATGGACTAAAGACATTACTTAATTGAAAAGTTCGAAGGATTCCACCAGGACTAAACTCTTCAATTGCACGCATGCCATGCAAATATTTATCCCAAACATTGCCTGTTTTTGTTGGAAGAAATCCGATTGCTCCAATTGTACCTAAAACTCCACCAGTAATTGCAGTATTTTTTAATACTTGAAAATTAGAAGTTACAGGAATTTGAGGTTGATTTGTCCAATATTGAGGTTGATTATTTTGATTATTAGAAGGCAAAGCAGAACCATAGTAAACTCTGCCGCTTGCTAAACTATAAACATAAGGAAATCTGGCCAATTGAATTACCTGCTATTTTTTGGATAATTTAGAGTTTCTAGTTTTGCTTTTCATTCGTCTTTCTTTTAACTTCTCTTCTGGAGATTTAATTATAACTTTTTTACCAGCTTTTACATCTTCTAAATAATCTTTATAGATATCAACAGCTTCAGTAAGCATCGCGTGCTCAAATAAGTCGGCATCTTCTAGGTCGGCACCAGAAAAAGTTTTAGTTCGTAATTCTTCTTTGCTGATTATCACTCTGCCATCTTGTACTTTTTCTTTGGGGTAATGTGTCAAATCTTCTCGAACTCTGCGTTGACTTTGAGGAACTTTTTGTTCAGCTTGTTGTCTCAATTGTTGTTGTTCAAATGCTTGTTTTAATTGAGTATTCTCTATTTTGCGAGGTTTTTCTGTAATTTCTTCTGCATTATTTATCAACGCCAAGGGCTGTTCTAAATAACCAGTTCTCAATAAGGTTACTTCTGCTTGAACTAATCGCAAAATGAAAGTTTCATAAGTTAAGGCTTCTACGTCTTCTGGTTTATATGCAGGAAAAGCCGTGCAAATCAAAGAAGTCATTTGATGAAAGATATTATTATTTAATTTATTTCTACTAAAATTTAGATGACTATTGAATTCTTCGGTACTACGTGGACCTGATTGTTGCATTATCTGTGATACAACAGAGCTGATAGTCCCCGCCTTTTGTAAATTGATATTCTCAATTAAAAAAGAATTTTTCACACAAAGGCGGAATAGTTCTTCTTCTAAAGAAGGAATAGCAATAAGACCTCGTTTAAAGTCTTCATCATATTTTATATATTCTTGAATTGTTAAAAGACGAAAAGGAACTATTTGACCATCAGATAATTCAATTATATAAACTGCGCCGAAATCTTCACGTAAATCCGAAATGGTCTTCATATTGCATTGGACTATTGAAGTTTTTTCCAAGAAGTGCAAGATTGAGCGGTAAAACTATAGTGTATTTCTGAAATTAAATCGTCAACTGATAGACTCTCTCTACGTTCGGTAAATATTACATTTTCAAATTTTAATTCGCTAATTCTTTTAACTGCAGTAGCAACTTTTAAATGAATATTTTTGACATCTTGTAAAAAGGGAACAAGTGCATCTCTGTCAAAAATAATAAAAATCAATTGACCTCTCACTTGATTTTCGATCAAGTCTTCTTTCCAAGAAATTTCTCGAAATTCTGGTATGTATTTTTTTTGACCATTTTGTAACTCTAAATAAAACTTCAGATCTGCACCTGAAAAAAAACTGCAAGTATACTGATAATCTTCTTTTTTGTTTTCTTTTTTAAAAAGAGGAAATAAATTAAACATGTTTCTTCTTTATAATTTAGCTACAAACGACAACGCAATTTGAGGGGCTACGAAATTTGAGTTCGCCATCGTTTGCTCAAACAATGTTGGAATAGTTCCGCCTTTTTTGTGAAATTCTGGAACTGAAGTCCATAGCAAGCAGGTATCAACTACAAGTTCTTGTAAATCAAACTCAGTTTTTGGTTCTTCGCCTTCCTCGACTGGAGTGGAAAGAGCTTTTGTTAGGTCTTTATGTTCTTTCCAAGAAAGTGGACGAAATACAAACAACTCTGTTTCCGAAAAACCAGAAACAAATACTTCTCCATATTGCTGCTTCCAAGTTTCAATCTGTTCATCAGAAGGGTGGCCTTCAAGTTTCTTCAACATAGAAGGAAGATTAGGTGGTCCACTTTCTTCTACTTCTTTTACTTCTTCAGTTTCTGTAACTTTAGACATTTTTCTAATGTCCTCCTTTGGAAATTTAATTATACTGATTTAAATTTTAAAAAGCAATCTTTTTATTTAGACCGCATTCCTACAAAGAAAAGAATATTTTTCTTGTATATTTTGACCATCTGGAGCAACTTGTTGGCCCCAACTTAAAATATGAACATTATTTAATTTTCTAATTGTATGATTAAGTTTATTATCTCCAATAAAATCACCATATGATATATAAATATCAAAACCATTAAGTTCTGAATTAGCAGGATCTCTATCTAGTTCATCTGAAGGAATATACTTCCCGCCTTTTGATGACCAAATTGCATCTTCAAATTGTTCAAATAAGTTTTCGGCATTACCCATCTTTTTCCCATCTGAAGTTCTTCCTCCTCCTGGATATCCAGCAAGAGAATTGTATGCATTTTCTTTTGACCAAAATTCAGCCATTGTATTAACTGCTTCATTGCGATGTTTGATATATTCTTCATCGTCTATATTGTTATACTGAATAATCTTTTCAAGATTTTGACTTTGGATAGTCGCAGAATCTTTAAAAGGATTCAATGGAGTAGATTTTCCTAATTCTCCATGATATTGATTTAATGCCAGCCATAAATAACCAGCTTCTTTAAAATTAATAGTAAACATACCTTGAACCAATACTTGACCTTTGGTGACTGTGCGAAAATATTTATCTGCATAACCATATAACGGCATTTTTTGATGAGAAACTTCAAAAGCAATACTAGTTATTTCATCAATCCAAGTAGAACCTATATAACATGCAACTTGAGAAGACATAAAATAGTCGAAATTATAAATTCCACTTGAAAATCCCTCCGTTGGAATAGGAGGAGGAGTTGGAGGAGCAGGAGGAAGTGGATTAGCTGGATTTGCCATTACCATTGAGTCCTTTTACGTCTAATTCCCAATCTCTCTAAATATTTGGAATATGCTTCTTTACTTGTAAAAGGCAAATCAGAAGCTTTTATTTCTTGCCCTTCGTCACTGAAATGCATTCCTCGTTGTGCACGAGAAAGACGAATATTCCCTTGAGAAGTCATAATATCTATGTCTCTTGCTATAAACTGCAAAACTTGTTCTGTTAATAAATCTTCGATAGATAAAGTCATGCCATCAGAAATAAATTCTACTCCATAAATGCTCATTTGAGATAGTGACCCATATTCGTTAGCAAATATAATTGTTAGATCAAAAGGAGGCAATTGATCTGCAATATAAGCAGATAAATCATTGTTCATTTCGCCATAAATTGATCCAGTTGCAGACATCGAACGAATCAATTGAGCAAGCGAATGTTCATTAAATAAAGTAAAAATCATACTACCAGCAATTGTACGATTACCTCGACACATTCCTTTTGGATAGGAATGACCTAATGCTCTAACTGCAACTTTTTCTCGATAAGTTTGAACACTAATAGTTTGCAAAGTTCCAAGAACTATAGTATTGGTAGATTTTTGTCGTATTTCGTTTAATGAGTTTATTTTTAATTGTAAGGCATCTCCTACTAATTGAAGAGTTACAGCCTGAGAAACATAAGCTTGCATTAGATGAGAACGCATAGAAGTCCAGTTACCGCTTCTTGGAGCAGCTCTAAAGATAGAAATCAAAAGCATTCCAGCTGGACTATCTGGCTGAACTCCTCCAAGTCTTGCAATTTGTGTTGCACTATCTTGTCCGGTTAATCTAGACAATCCAGTTAAATCAGTCGGAAGACCTTGAGATGCCATTCGGCAAGCAGTTGAAGATGAACGTACTTCTTCAAGTTCTTGTTGTAATCGAACTATTTCGTCTGTTTCTTGAGGAGTGGTATATAAATGCGCAACTACTTTAATATCCGCACCAGAATAAGAAGAACCTAGCCAGTTGATTTGATTATCGTTCTTATTTCGAGAAATTGGACGATTAGCAGTTGCTTGATTTGACTGTTGTTCTTGCAATAAATTGGGCGAATAATAATCTTGATGCTCAGGAGGATTATTTCCTATAATAGAGGGAACTATTTTTGCCATGTTATAATGATGCTAACTAGCATCCTTCCTACTTTTAAGTAGTAGAGATTTTTGTAGCCGGATCGATATACTTAACTGGACGCCAACCAATGATGGTGCGAGCTACATAAGTATGTTGTTGTTCAGTTACGATATCATCGATAGAAACTCCACAACCTTCATTCATGATTTCAACACCAAAGATTCTCATTACAGCAAGACTTCCATATTCATTAGCAGCTGCAAGGGTAACGTCAATTGGAGGAATTTGATCTGCATACCAGGCAAGAGAACCTTCTTGATCATCTTCGATTGAAGTTAATAGTTCTGATTCTTGAGCTTGAACCGTAGCGCTAGCTGTTCCACTTAATGCAGACGATAAATTAGCAGTAGCAAGATCGTGTTGAGATGCATCAGCAGGCTTAACATCATCTTTGTCTGATAAGAAATACAGACCTGGATCTTGAGCTGCAAACATACCTAAATTACCTAAGAGAACATGTCGATCAAATACGATAAAAATAAGAGTGCCTGCGATACCGCGTTTTCCTCGGGAAAACGACCGAGGATCAGCACTTCCCATTGTATAAATGGGGGCTTTTTCACGAGTAATTGACCAAGAAATCGCCTGAAGTTCTGCAATAACCTTGCTAGCGAAAACACCTTTAATGTCTACACCAGAAAAGCTATTATATCCTTTTCCATATTGAGATTGAGTCGTCATATTTATCTATTCCTCCTAATAATCCTTATTACGATGCTGAAAGTCCAACGATAATGCTAATCTGTCTTAATTCGAAAGCAGGTACTAGTTTGAGTTCGACAGTCGCTTGTCCAAGAACTTTCATTGCAGGAGTAGCAACTAAACGATGTTCGTATCGTGTCAACTCTTGATCGCGAACAGAAGTTGAAAGTTCTTTTTCAATAGCTGTATCAAGTGCTGCCAAGCGAGCCCCTGTGATTGATTCGCCAAGGAAAGGTTCTCCAACTGCGCGAATCTTGTTAATTACATTTTTGACAATTAGAACAGTTGAGAGTCTACGATAATCTGAATCTGGACGAGCGGCAGTTGGAGCATCAGAAACGACAACCCCTTTAGCTTTTTGATGGAAAAATACGAAGCGTTGACCTGCAAGAAGATCTAATTTTGCAGTTCCAATGCGATATGGAAGCACTACCGAACGTAATACTTTATTCGTAGGCGCACTCGCAGGAGGCAGAGTTGACACAAATCCTGCATAAGTAGGAGCACCACTTGCTGAATAAGAAGTGGTTACAGCTGGATTACTTAAGATAGGATATACTGGAACGATAGAAACATATTTGCCTATATCGATATAATGATCATTATCATCCTGTTGTTGAGCGCTGTCTAGCCAACCATCGTCAGTGGCAATTAAACCTCCATTATATAATGCGGCAATACCTCCAACGGTCCATCCTAATACTCCGCCTGCAGTTACTCTGCCACTCATGAACTTATTTCCAAGTAGACCAGTGCCATTTGTAACAACGGTCAGATTGCCATTAGCATCTTCGGTAGTAACTGGTAATTTTCCGATCCAAATAGTAACATCTTTTAGTGAACGTGATTCGGGAGGAAGAGTGCCAATAAATCCTACCATTTCTGTATTTTGATTACTTTGCCGATAACAGAAATCTGCTAATTGATAAGCAAAATTTACTTCATGAAAGCTACTTCCGGTTAAAACGTTGCCATCTGCATCATGGGTAGCATCTGCAAGTCCTACTGATGGGAAAATATTAGCTCCAGAATCCGAAGTAAAGGTTGTATCGACATCTGCAGCTGGATCACTGGGCAACCACCACCAAAAATGGTTTTTACCTTCATACTCTTGAACAAATAACTTGCCCAACGCATCATCGTCAGCTCCAGCAGTTGGATAATCAGATAACGTTGCTAAACCCAAACTAGAAACTGTAGCAGCTGAAACATCCATAACATTTAAATCATCTAAATAGACATTCATAGGAACGACAAAATCAAGAAGTTGATCACTAAGTAATTCATATGCAGTGTATAAATGCTCGTAAAGTTTCATACGAGAAAGACTCGTTCCGTCAGTTCCAGCGGTATAATTAGCTCCGCTAATGCCGTCAGCTGCAGCCATTGTGATTGGTGTCGCTAGGGAACCAATATCTCCAGCGCTACCATCTGTAGTACCTGTAACTGAAACTTCACCTAAGTCGATAGATTCAGTTGGATAAGCTGGATTGTTATCCCATACAACTTCATCATCAGAAACTCGATAAACTCGTAATCGCTGTGTGGTTGCATCAAAAAACACCTTATAATCTGTACCAGCTGAATCGTCTTTACGAACAGTTTCAAGAGTTAAGCCGCCTGTACTACCAATATCTTCTAACAACGCAGAGGTGGCGCCAATGCGAAATAAATTGATATTAATCGCTCCACCGATAGCCACCTCAAACATACCACGAATGAGACTTCCAGTTTTACCATATGTTTTGACTGCATCAGAAGTCCGATCTACTCGATATAAAGTTTCAGTATCGCCCTTGGTTGCAGTTCCGATTACAAGAGTAACTGGATTCGTATTCACTGGCACGACTGATAAATTACCGTCTAATTTGGTACTAAAAATTCCTGGGAGATTTTCAAAAGGCATCGTTTATTCCTCCATAAAACTATAAAATTCGAGTATGCATATTACTACTCATTCAATAGTAATAATACAACAAGACCCAATCTTGTCATCTTTTTAGATGATTAAGGAGTCAATTTCGTTGACAATTTAATGATAATTTCTTCAATCTTTTTTTCTGAAAAAGTGCGGATAGTTTCTGTGCGAATAAAATAATCTAAAGGACGCCCATACCATTTATTCCCTTGAATATCTAACGACATATCCGCTTGTTGTTCCCAATAAATAAATCTATCCACTCCCTCTGCTTTAAAGAACCATGAATATTCTTCAAGCATATCTTCTAGCCATTGAGCTCTAGCATTAGCAGCTTTATTAGTTCTTGCCCAGCAGGTTAAACGAATTAAATTATCATGCCAATAACCTGATACCATAGTACGATAACCCGGATTCTCTGCATCATCGTACTCTTCTCGGAATCTCGATTTTAGATTATGAACATTAGATTGAAAAGGAGAACCTTGTCCCATTGCTCCAGGTTCTCTTCTAACTAATGAATACGTAATCATTTCCTGTTGAGCTTTGGCATCCGGTTCTTCTTCTGTAAAAATTACTTTATGACTTGCAGGAATACTTGCACGTTCTTGATAATTATCGATAACATTCTTTATTAGACTATAAACTTCAATTAAGGATTTTGCAGGTTTAGGACTTCTAACTCTTTCATCGGTAATATGAGTTGATCGTTCAAGTAAATTATCATATACATATTGAACATGCATTCTGACATTATTTTCAGTTAACTCTTCGCTAAGGAGATCTTGTAATATACTCATTTATCCGTTAAATCCATTCAAAAATCTTATTTCTTCTTGAAAACAATGTAAACCCCAAAACTCTAGCCTGCCATTTTCGAGTCTATAATCTGTCGCTCTGACAATTCTAAATAATCTTCGTCTTCGAGGCGGTTGAATAATTTCCCCTTCTTTGTTTAAAACTAATTCAATAATCTTGTCATCTTCTGTTATATCTTCTGTATATCTGGTATAAAAAACTACCAATGGAATATTATGTAATCCAGTGGCATATAACTTATCAGATAAGGCTTGAGTAGATGGAGATTCCAAACTTGATGAACGATAAACATCTACAAAGATTTCATCCCAATAGTTTCCTGATCCATTACAAAGTGGGCAAAAACTATCAAGATCAGGTTCTCTAGTAACTTCGTCTACGCAAGCGCATTTAATCAAATTCCCATCATTATCTCTTCGCATTTTTCGTAAAACTACTTTTTGAGTTTTAGAAATTTCAGGAAAAACTCCTGATAAAGTATTGTCCATTTCTGTTCTTAAATCTATTTCAGAACGTCTTGGATATGGTTGCCATTTTCCCATTACCAACTCCTTTTGCGTCTACTATGCATCGATTTGTAACGCCTTTGAGTTGTTGCAAGATCTTTTGTATTGGCAGCAGGTAATCTTGAATCACTATTTATTTCTCCCGCATCAAACCAAGTTCTGCCAATTTTTGGTCTATCAGGATCCAACTCTCCTTTGACTACTCCACGGGCTTGTTGAGCATCAATGGCGTAACCACCTGCCATTAGTTGTGGCTCCCATCTTTCTAAACAGCTATAGGCTTTTGCCATTGCATCTCTCAAAGTATTAGTGTCATATGATACTGAAAAATCTGCTAATGACTTAGATTTAATCAAGGAATGAGATAAATTATGCACTAAAGTTAAAGCCACTTTACAAGTGACCCATTCTCGCTTAATAGCACTCAAAAATTTTGTATTCTTTGTTTGTGAAAAAACTAAATCATCTGCGCTTAAAGACGCTTCCAGAATTGCCAATTGAATCGTATCATCTTCTATATTTGGAATATATCCGCCATATTCTAAACGAATTTTTCTGATATTAGAATAACTTGGAAAAGTTTCTGTCATAAAAGTAAAAGTATATGGTTCTGTCATTACAGAACCATCTATACCTTGAATACCAGACGCTATAGTAATTTCAATGATATTATTGCGAAATAACTGATCTGGCAAATCTAAAATTTCTCCAGAATTAGTAACTGTAAAACTAAAAGTTGTATCTAATACTTGTCCGTTAATTGTACCTTGCCATCTATCTGCCCATTCTCCTGCAATGACATCGTTAACTGGAGTATAGATATACTCGCAAATGCCATTCCCTAAATACGAGGGCTCTCCGCTAACTAAGGCTAAAGATAGGTCTGTAGTATCTATATCTGGTTCAAAAAGAAAAATACTTACTGGAGATGGCTGTTTTACATGCCCTTGATCGTCAAGAAACTGAGTTCTTAAAGCAATCGAGTCTCCAGCTTGCACACTTCTAGCCATGATTTCTCCTAATCAACTAATCATATAACTGAATCATGTTTTTTCAATTTTAATTCTAATTGTTCAATTCGTTTTAATAATTCATTATTTTGTTCAGTTAATTCTTGCACTGCTTTAACCAAAACAGGTATAAGTGTATCTTTGCTTACCCCAAGTATTCCATCTATTTCAGTTACAGCTTCTGGAAAAATTTGCTGTAAATCCTGTGCAATAAAACCAGCAGAATGATTGGCTGCATTTAATTTTTGTTTTTTGTAACTAAAAGCTTTTACTGGTATATTTTTAATTATATCCAGCCCATCTATTCTTGTATCAGTTATATTTTCTTTAACCCGGGCATCTGAAACGTCTATTAAAGCAAACACTCCTTCAACCGATCTTAAATAACCGGTTGCTGTTCCGTCGCCGTCGTTTGCTTGTAAAAACAACACAGTTCCTGATCCATCGTCCGTCCCGGCTTGAATAATAATACCACCGTATGACGCAGAATTACCGTCATTAAAAAACCTGGCTACGTTGGTTACTGAAGAAGTTACTACATCTAGCCGATAAGCAGGATTTACACCTATACCTACATTGCCAGAAGTATTCATTATAAAACCAGCAGTATTCCAGGTTAATACACTACCTACTGCTATGCCAGAATCATATTGAATAGAAAATAAATCGCCAGTTTTGCGGATACAAAAGTTACTACCAGCATCAGATGATTTAAAAGAGCCATCGTAAAATGAATCAAAGAAAAGACTAATATTATCGTGAGTATAATTTAGAATCTGCAACAAAGGATAATCATCTGAAGTGGTAGTAAACTGAAGATGAGCACCTCCTGAAGTGGTTCCTGCTCCATCAATAGCAAATTTAGCCCAACCAACTCCTGCATGAGGAGCAGTAGTTCCTATACCTACGGTTCCACCTGAAAAATACCAGTTTGCTCCTTCAGGAGCAGAAAAAGAAAATTCGCCCGTTCCTCTATGTGCTATGGAAGAAGGAGCGTTAGCTCCTGCACTAGTTCTTATTATACGCAAACCGTAATCTGTATAGGTATCATCACCGTGAAAATCTATAAAAGCCAGTCTATTACCAGTTCCCAAAGCGTTGATTTCTATATTATCGCCACCTGCGGGAAATTGATGATTGATAATTGTTACTTCAGATAAATCAGTTCCAATATTAATACTTCCTTTAGTTGCATGAGAAGTAGAATAGAGAGTTAAATCATCTCCTGAAGCGGTTCCTCCAGTGACAATTTGTCCTCCTGTGCGTCCTGCGAGAAGAAGATATTGAGAATGATCATCATCTAAAAGACCACTAATAGTTCCATGATCTATGTCTACGATATCTTCAATTAATAAATACTGTGGATGATCGTTATCTTCCAGTCCACTAACTGTTCCATGGTCAATATCTGATTGAATATAATGAATATTTAGATCTGCAATATGTTCATCAACTATGTCTTCTATTCCAGAAGCAGTTAGACTATATCCTAATTGTAAATGTTCTATTTTGTGAATTTCTAAATTACTTGACATAACAATAACCCGCCTTTTTCTGAAAAAAATGGCGGAATTCCTCTAATTCATATATTAAATATGAATTATTACTTTATTATCATCAATAGTAAGAGATTTAACCAATTCATTTTCTGAATATGTAACTCCAGCACTTGGATGATCAGTTGCAGGTTCTGCAGTAATGATAAATTTATCTTCAGTAACAGTACTAGAATCTAAACGTGCTGAAAATTCGATAGTAATATCTTTAGTTATTGGTTTAATTTGAATTCCGTGATCGGCGGGAGTTGTCTTTAATACGGTTAATTCAGTTGTATCAACTGAACCAGTTATACCTAATACAGAAGTAGATCCACTACTTGGCAAAGCTTGAATAGATCCAGTACCAGTTGTCCAACTGAATGTATAATATCCTTCATAAATAGTTCCATCTAATCCTTTAACTTCAGGCATGTGTAAAGTATAGGAAGTCAAAGCAGACATTGCTCTTGTAGGAGCAATAGTTAACTTAGTCCTATAAGGGGCTACTGCGACTTCTAAGGTTTCATCTATCATATCAATTTTAGTAAAAGTATAGGTTCCAGTCATGATACCTGTATGACTTGGTGATGTCAGAAAATCATCTCCTTGAGAGATATTTGCAGGATCTACTAATAATTCTAAATCGATCCCAACAAACTGATCTGTATCTGGTCCGCTAATGAATATATTTTCTTCGAGATTGTCTTCATCCATCTCTCTGTCAAAAAGAATAGATATATCAGCAAGCAATGGGACTGAAACATCTCCTTCGGCAGGATAATAGTTATCAATAATTTCAGAGATTGTTGCCATTAATCTTCATTCACTCCATATGTGATTATGATTTTATGATCCTTGTCATCTTCTAAATCAAATTTAATACGATCAGTATATTCTGCTTTACCTAAAAAAGCTTGTAATTCTTGTAATTCTAAATCTTTATCTGGAATATCTTGAATATTTTGGTTTAATTGTTCAAATACATCCTTCTGATGTTTAGAGATACTTTTTTGAATAATCTCAATAACACTTTTACGAGCTTTTCCTTGTTTTTCTTCGTCTAATAAAAGATGCAAATCACTAATGGTTTGATTTTTTATTTCTGACTTAAGTAGTTTTAATTGCTGATTAAGAAAATCCCGCATTTTTTGAATTTTATTAAACCTTGTTTCTTCAATTAATTGAGTTTGAGATTTAAAAGTATTAGATCCTATAACATCACGGTTATGGACTTTGATAATATTAGATTTAATAGCCTGAGCTAAATTATATTTTTGTTGATAAGTTAACTTAGTTTCGTCAATTTTATAAGGCTTAGAATTCTCATACGTTAAAAAGATATCTGTACCTAACAGATTCCATATTGGATATAAATCTGGATTATTTAATGAAATTTCAAGCATTATAGCCCCTTTCTATATGCTTGATTATAACATTAAAGAGAAAAAAAAGGAACCGCCAAGTCGGTTCCTTTTTTATAGACTATTTATAACGTGAATAGCTTACGAAAGAACACTAGCTAATGGATCAATTTCAGCAAGAGAACCAGATGCATCAAGATGAGCCTGAGCAGGCAGAACAACTTGATTTGGCACAACATGTACATTTTTAGCGACAGCAATAGCTTGGCCTTCATTAAAGATGCCAACCGCATAGCGCTCACGCATCTTAATCTTTCGAATATCCCGAGCTGGATCTGTCCATTCTTCAGTTGAGAGTTCTTCATCTACAATGAGAGCGCCTAATTCAGAGGCGTCGAACATATAGATATCGGTTAGTTTACGACGTGGATCAAATGGAACCAGAGGAGATACAAGGATACGGAAAGGCACATTAAAATAACTGGGAATCATTGGAGACGAACTAATCATTTGAGAGTAACCAGTAAGAGCAGTAGCTGCATCGCCAGATGCTGCACCACCAGGTACGATATTTTGACCTACGCCCATACCTAGCTTACCTTGGGCTCCATTCTGCCAAGGAGCTTGACCTGCAGGAGAGCCATTCCAACCTGCAAACATAGTTCCACCGCCATTTGCAAGAGCAAATGCGCGAAGAGTGGGATCTTTAATAAACATGACCCAAGACAGAGGATGTAAAAGTAAGGTATTAGGAATAAAACCTTGATGGAGAACTTGAGCGTACATGTCAAAAAGATCGTCCATAGTAAACGAACCGTTGCCAGCACCTTGAAGATCTCGACCAGTAGTAACACCTTTAACTGAACCAGTTGGAGTTAAGTTATCAAATACACAAGCTCCCATTTTCTTGATATAAGCAAAAATCTTGCCTTCCTTATGGCGAGCAAAACCTTTACCAGCTGCACGAAGATGTAATCCAATAATGTCATATTGAGAATAACGAATCATTTCTTCGGTAATTTTAATTGCCGCACCGACTTTACCGATAGTTGCAGTAACCGTCGATCCACCAGCAGACATTGATCGTTCTGGGTATTCATCACCTTCTGCCATATCGGCTACAGTGATTGCACCAACTGCTGGAAAAGAAATTGCCTGGCCATAAGTATAACTAATTCGAGTTAGTAAACTCGTAGCAATCATATAAGGTTCAGCCGCTTCTTTAACAATATTCGAGATTACCTTTGGCATAAACATGGGAGCATTCTGAGTAGAAAGAACGTCCTTTAACTCAATGCGAGTTTTATGATCCTCTGGATGCAATCCATTATTGCGCCACATCCATTCATATTGTGCTACATCTTCAAATTTGATATCTGCCATTTGTTTATTTAAAACCTCCTTATATTCGTGCCACTTATCGTGAAATTAGATTAACGATTACTAATTTATCAGCTGCACCTGCATAATGAACAAGAGCCCCAACTCCACCAGTTGCAGAACCTGGCATTTGATCCATTTGACCAGCATAACCAGGATATGCGCCAGCAGCCGATGAGTTTAAAGAATCATAAGCAGTACGAACTCTATCTAGTAAATCAACAGGTTCAGTAAGAACTGCTAATACTTGACCAACAATATCAGCAAAAGTATCAAAATTATCAGTTACGCCATCTCCGTAAGTCTTTGGAGTGGCCTTTACCAAGTTAGAATCTGCATTAACTTTAAGAAAATCACCAGGAGTAACATCACCAAGAACGCAAGCAAATTTGCTCACGCTTGAACCAGTTGGAGCTGAAGCATAATGACTATAAGTAAGAGCATAGAGATTACCAACACCTAAAGGTGCATCAGCCCAACATTGAATAACGCCAGTTGCGTAATCAATAGTCCAGTCTCCTAGCGCAAGAATTTCAGTTGAATCTGTTACTTGATTCACAAAACGAGTTGCAGAATCAGTTAAAGTTCCATCAGCAAATGTTAATGGAGTGCGCATTGTATTGGTAGCTACAGGAAGATTACTTAAAGCTGTGAAAGTCTGAACTTGACCAACATGGCTATCTTGTGTAAGACTTTCAGCAGAAGTAGTTGCTGGCATTAATGGTAACTGTAAAACATAGTCGCAAAGAATCGCAGTTCCAGTTTGCATAATATAGTTATGTTGACGTAGAGCTGCAGGGTTGTAACCATCATCGTCAGCACTGCCATCGCCAGCCCATTGAAGAGCTGGATAAGAAAGAACACCCACATGCTTGCTAAGAGCAAGAGCTTCTACTCCGCGACCCATGAAGTCAGTTACAGCGGAAACATTGAAAGTCCCAACGCCACCAGCTACTAGAGCGACACCCGTTCGAACATCAATAACTCCAGCAGCTAAATCGCTTGCCGTGTAAGTGATAGTTGCTCCACTTAATCCATATTGAGTAGGAACAATTCGGCCATCATTGTCAAAACAAATTGATTTACCAGGCATGACAACAATCCAGTTTTCGTAAGATTTCTCATAAAACTGAACTGGAAGCCAAGCTGCTGGACGAAATCCACTCGCAGGACGAATACCTTCGCTGTGCTCTACATCTGGGATTAAATTTCCTACATGATCCCATCCTTTATGATTTGCCGAATATTGGCCAACGCTATTAAAACTCATTTTTAAGCATTCCTCCTATGTTATTAACCTTAATTAGGTAACTTTCCTTCTTTTTTCATTCTTGCCATTTCTTTTGCAAGATAATTATTAGCAGATATGGAATTTTTGAGAGACATTGCTATAAAAGTTTCCTCTATATGTCGGAGTTCTTTTGCAACTCCTTCCACTGTAATCGTCGCATTTTCTTTAGAATTGTCAACTATTTGAATAGGATTTTCTACAGTACCTGTTGGATTTCTTGCCATTCCATCGTCAAGTTTTTCTACTATTTTCAATAAATCTAATTCTTTAACCAAGGAATCGAGTTCTGAGTTTAATGCACTATCTTCAAGATTCATAAGATCTTCTCTTTTGATAAGAGAATGATCTTTAAGAGATCTAAGAAGAGTTAAATAATCAGCTCGTATTTCTCGATACTGAGTTTTAGCTTGAACAGTAGAATCTCTAAGAATTTCTGTTTCTTGTGAAATTACTTTTATTTCATCTTTTAAAGTTTCTACCTCTACTTTGGATTTTTCAAATTCATCTCTAACTTCTCCAAGAGAAGTTTCTAATTTTACTACTTCATCTAATAACGATGATTCTAGTTTATCTGAAAGGATCTGAGATAATCCACCTTTTTCGGAAAGAACAGCATCGGCAACTTCTTCTACTGTTGCCAATTGAGCTATTGCAGAAATCAATTCCTGGAGCATTCCCATTTGTTCTTCAGTTAAAGGTTTATGTTCCATTGATGCCCATTGTTGACTTCTGACTATTTCAAGAAGTTGAGAAAGTACATTGACATGCGTCATTCCATCTTGAGTTTGAGTTTGAAGAATCTCTGCTTGAGTTGGTTCTTGAATGGCATCTTTCATTTTTTCTTTATCACAGCCCATTGACTTTGCTTTACGAGACACGCAGGCAAGAATTGCTTCTTTGTCTCCTGGACCTTTGTAACGCCCAATCAGTTTACGAGCTGCTACTACATGCGCACAATCTGGGACTGGAAAACTTTTGCCAGGGCCACAGAAAGTTGATTTTGCCAGACTTTTCCGTTTTTCGGTTGTTAATTTTGCATCTGCAATGACCTGTTCTTCTAATTCAATTTCTTTCATTGCATCTAGCATTAGTTGGTAGACTTTTTCTAAATCTTCATCTGTTAATTTAGATGTTTTGTCTAAAACACGAGTTAAAAAGTCATCAAAAGATTCATCTTGTACTTGAACTTCAGGAATTTGTTCTGGAACAAGTTCTGAAGTTACTTGATTATTTTGTACTGTTTTTTCTGAATCTTCAATCTTCATTTCTGTCTCTCCCTCTTCGGAATAACTATTTAATAATTCTACACTAATATCTTGAAGTGTATATTGAGCAGTATCTACCGCATCGTTCAATGGAACACTTGAAACTTCAGTAGCTTTAGAATGACCATCTGCGGGAGTATTCACAACTGCCCAATGTTCATAACCAAATTTTCCAGCAATCAAAAACATTTTCTTTTTGTCATATAACTTGCCAGGAGAATGGTCACATCGCCCTTCTGACCAATCTTCTTTACATACTGAACAAATTGCTTTATCTGTGCTTGCAGATACAGAGCCAGTCAAATACCGCCCATCAAGGAATTTTTCAATGGCGGCAGCATCTGTGATATGCGCGACAATTTCAGCATAACCTAAACCTGTAAAATTAGGATCACTCAACATCTTGTCGTAAAGTGTATCGCTAATATATTTTACTTGATCATCTAAAGACATTTCTCCAGTAATAAAATTACGAAATTCTTTATCAACTAAACTAAATTTATCGACTAATTCGCTAACTCCATCTTTTAAAGATAAAGAAGTATCTACATATTTAGCAGCAACAACTCTGCCAATAGGTTCACCTTCTTCGTTATGGTTAACAAGAATTGGTTTGGCAAAAGGAGTTAAAAATGAACCTACACTATCTTTCATCTTATCAGGAAGATAGAAAAAATTATTGCGATTGACTAATCCCGCATGTGTTGCCTGAATTCTAACGAAAATTCCATTAGAAGGATTTGCTACATAAGTGTCTTTAACTCTCTGAATTTCTTTATCAGAAAAAGTCAATTTATAATCATCTTGAATAATAAAAGGCATTTATTCCTCCTCGTCCTCCGATAATTTCATTGCTTCACATAGTAATTCAGCTTGAGATTCTATTTTCTTTTGCTTCCAATCTGGATGTTTTGTTTTTAATTTTAAAATCAGTTTTTGTTTGCATTCCTCAGAAGAATCTTGTTTTTTATCTTCTGGTTTTAATTGTAACATATCTTGTTGATTTTCAAGGGTGTCTTTAATTTTAGGTATTCGAGACAAACTACATTCGCATTTGTTGTGAAAAGGCGGAATATCTTCCATTAAGATATTATCTAATAAAACAGATTGATTATATCTATTTTTACAAGTTAAACATCCTTTATCTGTAGATAAAACAAAAACTTCTTTCTCTCCTTGATTTAGTAATGCTAAAACTGTGCCTAAATTTTTAGCTTTTAATACTTCTACGTCTTCTATTGCAGAAATTCTAAATTGCAATGTATCGAAAATTTCTCGCGCTTTTGTTCCTAAAATAGAAACTTCAGTTTCATTTTGTAGATGTCTTTGCAAGATATCTGTTGTATCTTTGATTAACTTTTTAAGATAAAAATTACTTCTTTGTTCAAACTGAATTTTAGCTTTTCTAGTTGCACTAAAATAATTTGAATCAATTTTATCTTTTACAGCTAAATACGAATTTCTAAAATAAGACATCTGCAAGGCAGTCATATGTTCTGCTATTTGGGCGGAATTAATTTGTAATAACTTGTCAATCCAATTTTTGTCATAAACTTGTCTATAATTTAAATATGTGATAATTCCATTTTGTATAGAATTAAAATGTTCAGATAAAAAGGCGTCTTTATTTAAAACTTTTTTAGTTAGTTTAGTTCTTGTAGGAATTCCAGCAGCTGAAGAAGGACGTTTAGCTTTTTCAGCAGCAGCAGTTTCTTTTGTTGATCGAGTCCCTTCAGTTTGAGTCATTCCTACACTTCGATTAGATAATGCAGCTTTTGCAGCAAGAGAATATGGTTCGTCAATACTTTGAATAAGAAGTTCAGGTTCTTTAAACATTTTCCAGCGCATTTTTGCCCATTCTGGATATTTACTTGCCCAATCTAAGTCTTTTTCCTGTTCTTCTTGTGAGGGAATGACTATAGGTTCTCGACCCATAGAGATACGAGCTTCGTCGTGATATAAGATATCTTTATTGAACTGATCTGCGTAGTGAGCTTCTTTTTTAATTTGAGTAGTGATATCAATTTCTTTAAATTTTAAATGAACTTGATTATCTTCATTGAGTACATCTTCTTTGAAAGTAGATTCAAGCAGTAATTCGTTGATAATTAATTGGTCAACACAACTTTCTAAAATTTGCTGAAAATCTTTGACTGAATCAATCAGATTGCGACTCATATTATCAGCTGTAGACCTGTTAGACGTATCTCCATCACCTAGGTCTACAGATGAAATGCCTAAACCTGCAATAACTCTTCGTTTAAAGTGTTCTAGATATTTTTCAGCTCTCAGTGCTCTACCTTCGGCACCTATCACTTGAATATCCGAACGATGATCTGTAACAATGCCACCTTCTGAAGGCATATACTGAATCTCTCGACGAATAACATCAATTTCTCTTTCGCCTGTTTCTGTTAAACCGGCTGGTCTGGCATCGGTGCCTACTTTGAACTGAAAAAGAGGAAATAAGTTTTGATAAATCAGTAATTCTATATTTTCTTCAATTTTACGTAATGCCCTAATATCATCAATTACTGGAATTAAAGTTGGCGTTCCAAAAATAAATCCATCTTTGCGATTAAAATGAATATGAATAATATCTTCTGGCATGAAATCTTTATAATAGCCATCTGGTAATTTCTGTTCCCATTTGCGAATTTTATAACCTTCTTGATCGACATTCATAGTTTCAGCAGGAATAGGGAAATAACCGGCAATTGGTTTTAGCTCTTTATTGAAAATAAAATCTCTATGGATTTTTCCACCGGAAGCTTCTTCTTTTCGAACTTTGACAAGAAAGGCATTAGATTTTTGAATTAAATTAGAACCTAAATTTCGCAATAGTTCTATTGTCGAAACTCCACTAGCGCGAGCAATTTGAGCAAAACGTTGTTTAATATATTTAATTGTTTTAGGATTTTTACCTACAAAAGTAAATCCTTCTTTAAACATTAAAGCAACTTTTTTATCAAACGCTTGACTAACATAACTCTCTGTGTCGCGTATGCGACCAATTTGAGCTAAATCGTACTCGGATTCAAGAAAATTGCCTCTTCCTCTTCCTCTAGTTGCTGAATATGAAAGCGCGGGATTAACTACTCTTGGCAGTTGGGAAATTGGCTTATCACTTGGAATTACTACCGAAATATCGGGAACTGCATCTGCAGTTTTATGAATTACTTCTATTTCATTTTTAAACGTTTTCATTGCTTATATCATAGCGCATTTAATTCAGAAATCCATTGATTAACTTTTTCAGCATCAGCAACTGTCGTTTCTAATGGACATTTAAATGTTACACGAGAAGGTCTTGCTAAAGACTCAATCACTCTGGAAATATCAGAATCCAGCAATTCATTGCCAGTTAACTTAATAAGAGACGTTAGTTTTTGGTATGCTACATCTCCATTACCAACTACATCGAAATTGTCGGGATTGCGCCCTATTCCTTTGATTGCTCCATCGATTGCCGCGTCTATTTCACTGGAATTTTCATCTATATGAATATAACCTTCTTTGTCTTCATAAACTACCATATTTGATCGAATAGGAAGTACTGGAATGATATTGTTTTTATCTCCATCTGTATCGCATTGAAGTCCATTCTTGTAAACATTCATAATAGCTTTTATTAAAGTAATTAACTGAACTATTGCTAATTTATCATTGAGTTGAATTAATAAACCAGTTCCTCCTCCTGTTAGAGTATTTAACATTTTTATAAAATCTCCAACTAGTATATTTTGAAATGCATTAAATTTATCAATGACCATTTTAAGATATTTAATTAAATTAAATAAAGCAGAGCGAGTTGTTTCTAGGATCTTATGCAACTCTTCATTGGTTTTACCTATTGCCGTTAGATCTTTATTTCGTAGAGAATCTTGATATTCTTGTTGAGACTGTTGTTCTTGCTGTCTTTGTAAAATTACATCTGATGAATTAGAAATATTTATATTTTTCGAGTTTTGTTTAATTTTAATTAATTTTTCTTCTGCCTTGAGTACAGCTAAGTGATCTTTTTGATTTTGATTTGTTGCAATTGGATTTAAATCTACTTTGCTTTTTGTTAAAGTAATTGTACCAGTTTCAATAGTACCTTTTATTTGAGCATTAGTAGGATTTGAAAAAATTGCGCCATAATCTAGTTTAGAAAGATGCGAAGTAATAACTCCTATAATGCATTCTAATGGCTTAATTGCTGTGAGAAAAAATTGATTTATTTGATTAATAATTTCATTCAAAAATGGCATCATTAATGGTCCAACCAATTGAAGAACCAAATCAAATAAACTACTTAATTCGATACCTAGTTGCATAATCAATGCAGTTAATGCAGCGATCATTCTTTGCAAATCAGGCACGCACATGAATTCTTTAAAAAACTTAATCAAAGGACAGATGTCTGTAGTTTTACCTTTACCAGTTAACAGATTTGTCATCGCTAAGATTTGTGTAATAGCGTTAGTAAAATAAGCATAATAATGTTGATATAACTTTTTCCATGTTGCTTCAAATGTCAATTGCTCTTTAAAATTAATTCTCAGATCGCAAGGTAAACAATCGCTACCTGATAATCCACCTTGCGTCCATCTTTCTACTAGAGATTTGGCACTATCAAGTTCTATAATTGGATTTTCTTTGATTAAAGAAGCTGTGGACTGAGCAAGATTACGCATTGTGCAAATAGAAGGAGCCATCACAGCAAAAACACTTTCTTCTGTAGCTGAAAAATTACAACCTCGTTCAAAAGCTTTTGCAATAATCTGGCAATCTGCCAGTAATGTTGCTGGTATTGCCATATTATAATCCGATTACCTTGACTCCCTGTTGTTTCGCTTTCTCTAACTGAGCTTTAAAGTTTCTATTTAATTTAGTTCCTGGCAGTTGTTTTGGAATTTTTCTTCCTATGCCGGGTAATTTTTTTAATGGTTTTCTAAAAAAATTTTTCCAAATATGTCTCACTAATAATTTAAATAAATTTTCCTGAAAAGCAGCCATATCTAACGGCTCGACAACTTGAGCTTTATCAGATAATTCAGGACGCAAACTTCCATCTGTTAAATCAGATTCATTAAAGATTTCATCTTTAGGCTTGATATTTACCGCTAAATCTGCTCCATATTTACAAATCGTTTCTCTTGCTTGTTTATAGTGTTCATATGTAATATATACGTTATTATTGTCAAGAATTCCAAAACAATCGTTTTCGTCATCTTTGCTAAACATTCTACACATCGCTTGTATCACTTGCGCATCTACATTGGGATCTAATTTGATTTTGATATTTTTTGCTCGTTCGTTAATACGAGATTGCAAAGCTGCGCCAAGCACATCTACTGCATTTACAAGATTTAACAATTCATCTTGTTGCTTTTGTAACGGAAAATCATCTCCAATCTGTTGAACAGGGCGAGGATCTTCTGGCTCTTGCGGAGGCTCAACAAATTCGATGTGTGGTCGATATTCTAGCTTGTTCTTACTTTTAAGAGGAAGATTAATTGCCATTTTAAGTTTCAGTTGCTTCTATTCGTAACGAAATATGCGTAAACGAACTTGTCGTTGCATTAACTGGAATGACTACTTTTAGCCAAAAGGCTGCAAATGTTCCAGAATCTGACAAATCAGGAATAGCAATAGTGTTACCAGCAGTAATCACTGACCATTCCGACGATGTAGGCTGAAGACTTCCAACTTTTAATTTCCAATAAAAATCAGTTCCAGAGATAAGATTTTTATCCCCTGTCAAAAGAACAGGTCTAACAGTAATAGATGTATATGTTAAAATATCTGAATCAGAACGAACGAATAATTGAATTTCCTTGGAATCTCCATTTTTTCCATTAAGTGCAATTTGCAAAGGACTACTTCTATCTCCTAGACTAATTGCACTATTTACATCTGCAGCTGTATATATTCCTAATCCCACGATTTACTCCTAAATATTTTTTCTTCGAGAATTTCCAGACCTGCCAATTCTATTAAACCGCGTTTTTGTGGGAGAAGGTGGAGGTAGATCTCTCATAAATCCATCCCAACTCCAGGTTCTTATTATATCATTATTCTTATTAATATTACTAGCAGGAAGATTATCGCTTGATGACGTTACAATGCTGGGAGCAGATTCCATTTCAAAACTTCTCCCATTTTCTGGTCTTAGATGTTCTCGTTTAGTTTGTTCAACTCGCTTTTGGTCACGAGGAACTAAGATACTACCAGGATCATTTCTTTCCACTTTTTCTCCAAAAAAGCCGGAAAAAGTTATTCCTGTTAAATAAACAGGAATTCCAAATGGAGTTTTCTGCAAAGTAAAAGCAACTAAAGCAAGCATAACTGCATCTAATAAATGGTCTCCAGCCTCTTCGTTGCCTGCTTTAAAAGTAGGAGTTCCAGATGGAGAAATATGATCAATGACATAACCAGATAATTGAGCTTCTAATGATTTGTCTGATTCTGGAAAACTAAAACTATGAGTTTCAAATCTCCGCATTGTGTTTTCTACAAGAAATGGTTTAGCTGGTTTTTCTACTTCTTCTTGTGTAAACAAGTCGTGAATTGTGACTTTACTACCAAAATCATATTGAAAAACTATATCTTTCAATTTAGAATCTGGATGAGTATGCCCTTTTGTAGGATCTATTGTTGAATCATACCCAAATTTTCGTAACACTTCGTATTGAGCGCCACCATGTCCTTTGTCTACATATATAGCGACTGGATGCCAAATTCTATTATATTCGGCAATACGTTCACAAGCTGCTAATTGAGTCCAGCCTTCTTTTCTTACTATATCTCTGTCTATTAGATACCAATGATTAGTAGTTGGAGAATATCCAACTACTGCAATCGTTGTACCATTTTTAATATCGTTCCAATCTACTCCAATCGTATAAATCCATTTGCTATCATATCTATATTCTTTATATTGATACTTGGCTTTAGCTGCTTGAATAAAAATATTTTGGAATATACCTTGCTCTTGTTCTCCGAATTTTGCGAGAATTTCATGTTCATAGGCAATTGAGGTCATTTGCTCTTTAAAATGAGCATCCATTTGAGAAGTCCATAGAGGGTTATCTGTAGCTGCTTGATAAAATTCCCGATACATACGTGAATAGCAATTTGAATAGAATTTCTCGCGTTTTCCAGTAGGAGTTGAGGACATCCATACAAAAGCATTAGGAGAGTTGGTAGTTACAGAAAGGGCGGATTCTACATCTTGAGCTGATAAGTAATCTCCTTCGTCGAAAAGGAGGTAATCGGCATGTTGACCACGAACTGCATCTGCATTTCCTCCACTCTTCGTGCCCGCTGTGAACCCAGATACCGTGGAGCCATTCCATAATTCTATTTTGTAATTTGGAGCTTTTACATTGCGTTTAATTGAGTTTTTCAAGTCTATATTGGAATTGATTAGTTCTTCTAGCCGTTTGAAAATTAAATCAATTTGACTTTGATATGGAGTAACCAGTACAACTGAAAAACCTTGTTCTTCTGGCTTGCCTGGTTTGACGTATATATTATAAAGTATCGAAACTGCTAAGGTATCACTTTTACCGCTGTTATGAACTATAAATTCATTTGCGATAAAATTATGATTTAGTTCTGTTTCTATATCATAGGTCTCTTGTTCCTCTATCTCTTCGATAGATTTGACATAATCCCAAAGAATATCTTCTGTCTTTAGAAAATAAGTATCTGAAATCGAAGATAACTTTTCAGATGCATATTCTGCTTGAGTTACTTTTAAAGGAATATTTATAATTTCTTTTAGAAAATTTTGTATAGAGAATTTATTAGAAATCACCAATCTATAGTTGTTTCCCTCTTTTTTGATATAAGAATGAATACCAAATCTTAAAAACAAAAATTTCAATTGCTGGATTAACTTCAAACTTTCTTGAAGATTCCCAATTTCAGTTTTAAAAGTTGATCTTCCTGTTCTTTGCCAGGTTGAAATGTATCCATCTCCAGCCCAGAATCTATTTAAAAATAAACGAATATTATCGTCTGTGGAATTCATTACGCAGTCTGGGATAAATTTTTCAGGACCAGTGATATTGATTAAACCAAGTCTTTCAAGTAAGTCTCTAACTGGATTCTTTTGCCCTCTTCCGTTAGAGATAATCAGATCATGACCTTTACCTTTAGGATACCATTTGCATTTACTTCCAAAATATTCGCATAATTCTTCAAACTCTTTTTTGTACAATTCTGCATTATTGGTAAATTTGGAAGATTGATTTTTAGACGAACTTCCATCTGTTAAAAAATAACCCAATAATGGAGCCAATTTCCCAATATCTTCTTGTATCCGATTTTGAATTTTATATGGAGTTGCAATCTTATCTCCAGACTTGAGTCCTTCTTGGATGGATAACCATTTAGGAGTCATTGTTTCAATAGTTTTATTATGATAGTTATCTAAAACATTGTTGATTATATAAAACTTATGCGCATCTGAACATTTAATTGTTTTTCCGAATTTTGTTTTGATTACAAAAATCTTTTTCTTGCCAGCCATCCATTTATTTTTGACAAGATCTTCTTTAATTCTTTTAGTTTCTTCATCGAGTGAATATATCTTATCTCCAATAGAAATATCTTTGATTTGTTTTTTAGTTCCATTCCAAAGCAAGACTTCTGTATCGCCAGTTAAACATTGTCTTCCCCATCGAACTACCTTGTACTTGCTAGTACATCTCAATAGGTTTTTTTGATATAATCGATGGTATCTGGATTTTCCACAGATATCTTCTCCTGGATGAGTACTAACCCATTCAAAATATTCATTGGGATTTTTTCTTTTCCAGATCGAACCATCTGGATCTTCGCAATGCCAATCTAAATTTTTAGCAGCCCAAGCAACTGGATCTACGAGAGTTAGTGCGGTTAATTTTTCTTCTTCAGATAATGTTTGAGCAATTGTTTCTGGTATATAATTTTTTGGTATACCTTTGCAATGTAACTCAAACTTATCACCAAGTTGGAGATTATGTTTCTTCTTATATGCTTTGATGCATTGTAAACATGCACTATCGCAGGAATTTAGATCTATTATTGCCACTTGAACCTTTCAGGATTAGACTCCAAAAAATCTAGCATCTCTTCTTCTAATAATATTTCTTCGTGATCCTCCATACAGCGGTTCACTATTCCCGCCGAATCCTGGAAAAGTCTGCCTATTGAGTCTATGAATTCCTGGAGGAACTCTTAGAGGTCCGCCTTGTCCTCTCTTAATAATACGAGATCGCGGAGCATTTGAACTCATTGTAGCTCCTCTTGGAGCAGCTCTTCCTTGTGCTGCTTTTTGAACAGAAGCTCCACTTGTGTTAGAAAATAATCCTCGATAATCTCTTCTTGCTTGTGCTCGAACTCCACTCATGAAACCTTGACCGCCTCTCCATCCTTTACGAAGTCCAGCTCCTCCATATCGTGCTCCAACTGCTCCTAATCCAGCGCCCATTAGCATTCCACCCAATACAGAGGTATCAGATGACATCATTCCCCATCCCGCTCCAGCGGCAGCTCCAATTGTAGCTCCTTGAATAGTTCTACCAAAAGAACCTTTTGCAGCAGCAAGTCCCATTCTTCCCCAATTATTTGCCATCCATGCTAAACTCATCTTTTTTTTACCTCATAACTCCATGGATCAAAAATGCTTCGTTTCCCATTGCCATTCTTCCATTTAAATGCGTATTTTGTATAGCTTGCATACTTCTTTGTCTAAGTGTAGCAATTGTTCCATAATTATCAATTATTGGCCTTCCCATTTCTAGACTTTCCATTCGTTTACCATATTTCCCCGCCGCTTGGCCAAATTTGTAAGTTCCATAAGCAGCAGCAACGGCTCCAAGAACTGGAACTGAACTTCCAACACTCCAGGCAGTTTTAACAGCCTGAAATGCGATATTATAACCTGTCATAATGGCAGTTTCTTTTGCTGCTCCAGCTATCCCGCCTTCTTTATATCCCTGATATGCACTAAATAAGGTAAAGCCTAATCCTAATCCTCTAAATCCTTTACCAAGAGTTTTGGCTTTAAATTTACCCATTCTCCCAGTTGCTTTTTCAATACTCTTTGCTAACTCTGGAGAATGTTTACCAAGAAAGCCATAGTTTTGAGTTCCTTTGAATTCCCAACCAAAAGTTTCGAGAATTCCTCTTTTAAAAATTCCTCCAACACTAGTTTGCCCAAATTTTTGAACTGGAGTTTCTAACGTATTGATATATTTGAACATTATTTATCCGTGCCTACTTTGCCACATTCCAGAAACTAATCCTTCTGTACTTTGCATCAGTTGTCTATTGGAACCAGAAGATTGATATGATTTAGCACTATATATATCTGAACTATAGATTGGTTCACTTATTTGATTCATTAGGGCATATCCGCCACCTATGATACCCGCCGCCATATAGGGATGACGTAATGCGAAATTAGCAGTATTAAAAGTCCCACGAAGTCCTAATTTAGCTGTTTTATATCCAGCATTTGCAATATTTTTGATTCCTTTTCCAGTCATTCCAAGTGGCTTTCTAATTTGTCCACCAACAAGGGCGGGAGTAACCAATCTAGATGCTCCACCAAGTAATCCTCCAGTCAATGCTCCTTTAGCAAGACTTGATAGATAATTGGTAGTTTCCTGTTGATCGGTAGTTGCGGCAGTATAGGCAGCTCCAAGCTCTGCTCCGAGAAGCATTCTTTTAGGAACACTTCCTATTGCAGCTTTTCCTGTGGCTTTTCCTGTTCCTACTAGCATTGAAGAAATGAAATTCATTTTATCTCGCAATTTTTTTAGTCATTTTGGTATGACCTTGCCCTGGCCTTAAAGAGTGAGTAGCTAAATCTTGTACTGCTTTTTGATGCATAGATTGTTGCATAATTTTTAATTTAGCCTTCTCTATACTAACATATTCTGCAAAAGCTTCATCAGCAGCATGAATTGTTTCTCTTGACAACGGCTGTGTAGTTTTAGCCGCAACTCCCCAATCAATCATCATGTATCTTTTACCTTTTTTCATTATATTCCCGATTTGAGGATCTAAATGGTAAAGATATTCATTTTGTTTAATAAGATTTCCTAATTCATCAAATTTAGAACTTTGTCCTAGTTGTTTTCCTGCCCATTCTTTTTGCATCCATTCAAGGGCTTTTACTCTTTCAACTGGATTGTCTTTGAGTGACTTGCCCGCCGATTCCATAAACAGACCAGTACTTGTTTCGCCATAAACTTCTGGAACCATATTGCCAAATTTTTCTCGTGCCAATCTCTGCATTGCAGATTCGTGCATTGCTCCCATGCCGCCATATTCGCTTGTTGTCTTTATAAAAGCTTCTGATGTAGGACTCATATAATTTCGAGCAAACTCGTCTCTTAGACTTTGAGTTGCAGTGAGTTCTTTTGTGGTTAATCCTGTTACTTTTGTTCTATGGAAAAAGGCTGGAGAACCAATTTCAGTTCCAATAGCCAAAGCTTGAGTCAAGCCTGTATACTTATAAACACCAGCTCTTCCAGTGCCTTCTTGAAATGCTTCAAATACTTTACCAAAACCGCCCTTGCCTAACTGTTTGCCAGTTAACCAGCGAGTTCCTTGAGAAGTTGTTTCAATAGTTAGTTCTTTCCCAAGAGTTTTACTTGCTGTGGCAATTTTTTCTAATTCGATTCCTTTAGAAAGCGCTCTTCTTACCCAACCAGAACCGAAGTCTGTTAATTCTTTTCTTTTTTGTTCAGCTAAACCTCCATGGCGTAAACCTTCTATAGTATTGTAATCGTCATCTTTTCCAGAAAATTTTAGTCCTTGTTCTCGTCTAATTTTTTCTGCCATATCTATATTTTGACTGTATTTATTTCTTAACCAGTAATAAGCTCCGGGAATACCCTCTGTAACTATATGTGCCACTCCAGCTGGAATTTCAGCTATAGATTGAGCAATATTTGTTAAAAACGCATCTTTATCTGCCCAGACTTTCTTGATAGACATCGTGATAGCCGCATGTCTATCTTTATGCACAGACCAGAATTCTCCATGGCTATGTAAATGATATGGATTATATGGATTACGATAAGATGTTAATTGATCTTGTCCTGATTCTGGAATTGCAAAAACAGTTCCAGTGAAACCTAATTGTTCTATATCTTCTTCTGTGAACTTTGATTTAGGAATTAGAATACGTTTATGCCCAGTACCTACAAATACTCCATGTTTTTCTAAACTAGAAGTATATCCTGTAAATCGATGTTTAATGTTAGCTAAATATCGCCGCCTATCTGGATCTCTTTCTTCAAGATACCCATGAAGTTTATGAATTCCATAACCAAGACCTCCAATTCCTGCGATAATACCAGTTGCAGTCCATAGAGATTTACTTCTTAAAAGACCTCTCCATCCTGAACCAAAATCTGTATTCTCTCTTCTTGTTCTTCCTGCAACTCCTTTGTGTTGCAATCCTTGAATTGTATTGTAGTCATCATCTTTAGATGAAATAGCAGATAAGGGTTTAGTTAAATAGGCCAATCCAAGAGTTAGTCCTATTCCAGTAACAAAAGGATGTTTTTTGATACCTGCTGCGCCAAGTGTTAGTAATTTACTAATTTCGGGGGTTTTCCCCGCGAAACTAATTTTTCCGCCCACTTTTTGGAATTCTTCTTTAAACCCTAAACCAGCTCGCAGTCTAGATAAATCTGCGCCACGTTTTTCAGCTTCGGCGGCAATTAGATCCTCAATATTAGAAATACCGTATTTTTTGGCTTTCTCAATATTCTCGACATAATGGGTTGCTTCTTTTTCCCACGCGGGCGCGCCTGAGAGAATAGAAGAGATAGTTCTCTGTTGAACTGCCATGCTATTCCATTTAACGGCGAATTCACGAGTAGTTGGAATCTTTGATTCAGCTATCTCCTGCAGAGCTGCAATGTCAAACTGAGACTGGTGAGCTGTATATTTCTTTCCAGTTAATAATTCATATGCTTGTTCTTGTTTCCATCCGGCGATCTTATATCCAGATCGTGCTAACTGCTCGGCGGCTTGTCTTTCTGAAAGTCCTTGTTTTTGAAATGCCATTCCGACATTTCTATAAGTTTCAAGAGATCTCCATAAATCTGGATCTATAACATCTTTATGTCTGCCTAGAGTTTTAGCTAATTTATAGGCATATTCTCTACCTATATCTCTAACTTCTACTCCTGCAAATGCTTTTTGAAATTGCTCTTGAAGACCGTACTTTTCTGCTCTTCTCTGTATAAAAGGAATATCATATCCCGCCGAACTGTCGGGATAGCCAATATTCCATCCAGCGAATGTTTGTCCTTGTCTTTGTTGAAGAGTCTGAAGAAAAGAAGAGAGAGCTTCTTGTTCTGTTCCTTTGGCTTGTCGGCGGATCGGTTCCCAGACTTGAGAACGAGACCATTGAGACATAACAGTTCCAGGAACTGGTTTAGCAAAAAGGTTTGTTACTTGATTTTGATAGAGAGAGGAGATTGAATAGATAGAAGAACGTTCAGGTTTTAGGCCACCTGCTTCTAAATCCCAGATAGTCCAATTCTTTTTCATTAATCGTCTATAGAAGCAATAATTTCATCTGGGGTAAGAACTTTTGGTTTGCTATTATCTGTGGTAGAAATATCCAATTTTTCCATAGATCTAGCTAGTTGATCAATCTTTCTGCGCATTTCCGCCTGTTTACTCGAAGGGTCAAGCGTTTCTTGCTTTTTAAGAGCCGCCTCTTTCTTGTATTTCTCTTGTCTATCTCCAACCATTAGTTTAACTAACTTAGCTTTTCTTGCTAAAAGTTTTTCTTTCTGGATCATATAAGGAGATAATTGTTTTTGAATAATTGGTTCACCTGAATTATCTACGCCTATTGCCTGATCAATAATTAACTCCGCATTTTCGGGACGAGCAAGAGCCATATTCAGTCTATTGAGTAGCATTTCTATTTCTGCCATTTCGTTACACATCGATACTTCGGTAAAGTTTTCTGGATCTACTTCGTACTCGTCCATATATTGCATAACCCAGTGATTTAAAATCTGAGCCTCGATTAAGCAAATTTTTCCTATCGGGGCCTTCCCCATCTGCTGCAAAGGGCATCTTGCAGCTACAATGCACATCGGCCCGAGACAAATCATTGGAGAAGTAGCAGTAGAACCAGTAGAGAGTTTTTGAAGATGAGATTGAAGTTTTTCTGCTTCTTCTGGAGTAAAAGATAAATCAGAATAATCATCTAAAGTATGAGTAATAAATCTAAAGTAATCTTCACGAGTAATTTCTTTTTTATCTTCTCGTATTAGATTAGCTATTGCGTCTTTTTTCTTTTCGTATACGGACATTACTTCCCGCCTTTTGATTCAAAAAAGGCAAGAAAAGATGGTTCAACTTTTTTCATTTCTTTCGCGACTTCTAAAAGAAGTTGTTTTAATTCATCAAGATCTTGTCTTTCAAATAAATCTAAAGATTTTTTATAATAGAAACAATCGTCGCCCATTGTTGTCGCTAAACCGTAAGTTCTATTAACTCCTGATTTATCCAAACGAAGACGAAGAGACTCTAAAGAAGAAATTAAATTATTCATATTGACATTATATATCAAAATGTCTAATAGAGCCATTTTTGAAAATTATTTTATAAAAATTCGATCAATAAGCAGCATTGGAAAAATATTTTTATTTTGATTTTTGCTTATAGGAGCAAAAGGAGAATTATTCTTTTAGAGTAGGGGGTATTTTATATATGGAATTAGGGTCCCATATCGTTGCAAGGCCCCAGGGTCTGAAATTTTCATGGTGAAAATTGAGGAATCTTGGGAGAACTGACAAGGAGAGTAGTCATGGTAGGTATCATTACCTGCAAGGATGTACTATTGCATCCTTATATAATAGTCAAGGAATATAAAATAATAGTATATCTGCGAGTGATTGGGATATTAATTACCCGCCGCCATGGTGTGACCTTTCTTTCACTGCTCTAAGGAGAATCTATGACAATGAATACCCCTGTTACTGTTACGTTATCTCCTTTACAAGTAGGAAGCTTGCAAAGATACAAATTCACTCGCAGTGAGCTTGTTGAGAAAGTTCTCTTAGGTCCTGACATAGAAATTGATCTGAATATGCTTCAGGTCAAGTCGGCACGAGAATTGGTTGAGGTATTTATCTCGACCAAATAGAAAGGATGACAATGGATAGCATTTGTAGTGCTTGTAGTAGTGTTGCCACTTTTCAACGATGCGATCTCTGTTCACAGGAGCGAATCATGAAGAATCGTGCTGATCGGAAACTCGTAACCTTGTTCGATACCATCAAGAAGATGCAGATCGCTCTTGAGGTAGCTGAGAAGAACAAGGCGCCACAGAGGTACATCGAACGTCTGGAAATGAGCATTTGTGCTCTTCAACAGAAGGTGACTCGTTAATTTCTAGCTAGAGGCGGTTATATCTGAAAGGGTATACCCGCCTTTATGGTGGGAATTAATCCATCTCAACAAGGAGAAAGTCATGAGTAAATTGATTATCGTGTTGAGTCTGACAAGCTTGTTTCTTGGTGGCTGCATTGAGCTACCGAACTGCGACAATGCATTGTACTATGTACATGGTATTTGCGTGAATCCTCCTGCGGAGTTAGACAGAGAGGTGATTCAGGCAGTGATTGAAGGTGTGCATGCGTATGAAGGCATTGACATGGGAGTAGCAAAGTTCAAGTATCGCAAGGCAGAGATTAGTATCAATTGGGATGCTGATAGCCTTCCAGATGATGCCGATGGACTATTTGTGTGGACTAATGATCCACGAGGCAAGCATGGTGCGATTTTCTTGCGTAAGGATGATTCTGATTCATATGAAATATATATTTTGATTCACGAGTTGTTGCATCTTGCATGGTGGATGGACCATGGTGATGCAGATGATGGACATCGCTATCTGGGAGTAAATCGATCAGATGCTTGTCAGCGACAAACGGAGGATTATCAAGTGTATCAATCTCTTGTGGAGCAGTTGGACTTGGAACCTTTGTGTGATTAGTATCTGCTCCGCAATGACAATATGCTTAAATTGTAGAGTAGATAACTACTCCACAAAATATTTGATTCATTCTGTTTGCTTCGCAATGGTTTCTATGAAGGGAGGTTGTTATGAATACTTCTTAAGATATATATATTGGTATACTAATAGGATAAATTGATTATCTGTGAGAAAAAGGGTAAAACTTAATCCGCCTTTTTCTCGAAAATGGTTCTTTAACATTCTATTGGAGGCTTCGATGTTCGACAATCTCAATCAGGAAGTCATTTCGCTGTTCAGTTCGTTCTCGGGGCACGGTCTTCAGTTCGTGCGCGAAGATATGGGTCTGAATGAGGGAGATCTCCTCATGATGGAGGAGCATCTCTCCAAGGAGGAGATCGCGATCCTCAATTTGGAGGTGACTCCTCAGATTCATGACATCCTGGAAAAGGCGATGTTCGCTCATGCGTTGAGCGACAAGACGACCTGGGAACAGGAACGTGCTCGTTCTCATGCCTTCTATGATCACGATCGCGTGGTGAACAGTTTGGCCGAAGAGGAGCTGGATTCTCGTCTCGACAAACTGAGCGAGATCCAGAGTCGGATGGCCGTGGGCATGGAAAAGTTCATCCAGCCTACCAAGGCTGCGGTGGATGAGATCCAAGAGCGTCTGGATGCTGCGCACAATGGTCAGCGTCTTCCTGCGGACGAGTTCTTTGGTCTCATTTCGAAGATCAAGGATCGCCGTGCTGCGTTGAGTCGGTATTGGGATCACTGGAA